CGGTGGTTCCTGAGGTGGAGTTGGTTACATCATCTACTGATAATACCCCAGAGAATGTACCTGTAGTTCCAGCTACTCCTGCATCTGAGGTTATTGTAGAAGCAGTGAATGCTCCAGCTATATCTACTGTAGTCCCACTTGGTGTGATAGTTAAATTTCCAGACGTATCAACAGCAAATACTGCATTGTCTGTTCCATCAAAACTGAGTTTTAGTTGATTGCCAGCATAAAGTATTTCGAGTGCAGTATCTGGGTCAGTAACTCCTATTCCTACAAGTGGTGTTGCAGCGTAAGGTGCCATAAGTACTGTATCATCAGCATCTACTTGTAGAATAGGGATTCCTGAACCGTCGTTAACTGCAAACAGTGTTCCTGTAACGGTGTCAAATAGTTCAAAGATAACACCATTAGTGCCTTCAACTTTGAAGAGGGATTCGTCGGCCGTATCACCTAGTACATGTAGCATTGATCCTGGAGTAGCTGTACCTATTCCTACGTTACCTGTGTCCCCTTCAACCACAAGCTTGTTGGTATCAACAGTGAAGTCATCGCCGGCTACAGAAGCAAGTACAATATTAAGTACGCCACCAGTGTCTACGGTGATCGCACGTGATGCATATAGTGTTGTTCCGCCTAAATCAAGTGACGTTCCAGTTGCAACCCCAAGTACCGGTGTAACTAATGTGGGGGAAGTAGAGAATACTACATTAGTAGAGGCAGTGCCTGTAGTACCTGTTGCTGCACTTAAGTAATTAAGTTGAGTACCGGTTGTTGTAACTGAGACTGCTCCCAATGTGAACGGAGTTGGTATTGTAACTGTTCCTGTAAATGTAGGACTTGCAGCTGGTGCTATGTTTGCTTCAGCAAGGGTATTATTTATCCAAGCTGAGCCGCTCCACTTTAATAGTTCGCCAGTGGCAATTGTTGTAATTGTTACATTACTGTGACTATCAAGAGAGTGACTAGAGCCTGATGGAGTTACCCATGTACCATCATAGTATAGAAATTCTGTTGCTAATCCTCCAGATGGAACTAGACCACTTATACCTTCTGAGATTGCTGATGTATAAGCAACATCTGTTATACCGTACCCAGCTACAGTAGTTGGTGTAGAAGTAATTTGTGACCACGCTATAGACAAAGCTGCTTGGTGCGCAGTTACAGCAGACGCGGCTATTGTGGTAATGTTTGATGTACCTGCCCATGTTGAGACTGCAGTATTCTCTACATTATTTAAACTCAATATAGTTTTTACTTGTGCTGCTGTTAATTCTTCTGTATTTCCAGCGCCAGCTGTTGCTCTACCTAGTATTTTGCTAGTTGCAGATATATTTTGCATTTTTGCATAGGTTACTGCATCATTTGCTATTGTTGCAGCGAAGCTGCCAGTTCCTGTACCAGTAACATCACCAGTTAATGTAATTGTTTGATCACCAGTATTTGTGCCAGAGTGAGTACCTCCAGATAATGTTGTATCCCCATGTATACTCAAAGTTCTAGCAGTATCATTTAGATCAAACGTAAGAGCACGGTCAGCAGTTAGATCTGATGCTACATCCAATACCATATAATGGGTATCTTCTTTTATATAAACTGCACCAAAATATCCAGACTGTGCAGAAGAGGAGGAGCTAGATAAATACGCATGAGTATGGCTGGTATCCGAAATTCCAGCTTCAGCAAGGGTATTATTTATCCAAGCTGCGCCACTCCACTTTAATAGTTCGCCGGTGGCAATTGTGGTAATTGTTACATTACTGTGACTATCGAGTGAGTGACTTCCTCCAGCAGGTATAGACCATGTACCATCATACTGTAGATATTGATTTGCACTTCCAAGGGCTGGAACCAACCCACTATTTCCCTCAGCAATTGCAGAAGTATACTGAACATTAGGTGCGTCGGTCAATTGACTCCAAGTTAGGCTTAATGCTGCCTGGTGCTGTGTTACATTTGATTGTGCTACACGTGCATCAGCAAATGTACCGGAAGTTACATCACCTGTAGCATGTGCATGACCAACTAGTGTTACAGCTGTTCCGCCTACGGTTGGAGTAACAGAGAAATTTGCAACTCCGCCAGACGCTATTGTAAGTCTGGCTACATTATTTGTACCAATTATTAATTGTGCTGCTCCTGTTGTGCCCAACATCATTCCGCCGGAAGATGTTATTTCAGAATATCCACCCACTGCTGTACCAAATTGGGTAGCAACTCGTGCATCAGAATGTGTTCGTACATATAAGATAGCAGTATCCGATGATGCTATATATCCAGCAATTGCGCTGCTGCCAATATTTGAATTATTTACTGATGTATAAATTACACCGTCGAGACTTTTAATTATATCTAAAGTGTACGTAGGTGTACTACCAATACCTAAGTTTGTACCATCAAACACAAGATTTGAGCTTGTGTTAAACTTAAAACCAGTAGAATCCCAATAAGCAACACCAGTATTTGTTGGAGTATCTTGTCTTGTTGCTACTGGAAGTAGTGACGCAGCTTCTCCAATTTTAAATGCATCATCAGATTCGTCAAATACAAACTGATAATTATTTAAAGATCCACGATCAATTTCAATACCAGCAGTTCCACCTGTTACCCCTGCTCCTACTTCTCCATAATTTAAGAGCATTACATTATCCTCGACTTGGACAATTTCGGTATTTATTATAAACTGTGTACCCTGGACAGTTAAATTACCTACTACTGTTACGTTGCCATCAATAGTTCCACCAAGTGACGTGAATGGCGGTTTTCCGTCGGATGTATTTTGTGTTACATCTAGCTTTCCTGTTCCAGAATCGATAGCTGGCATTTCTGCTGAAGCAAATGCTATTGGTACATTTATTTTTACTTTACCAGTAGTTAAATCTAACCCTGTGTTTGCTGCGTCTGCGGCAGTTGATATTGTATTACCAGTTGCTGTTTTTAGTCCGGTAGTTATTTGGTCACTGGCATCAATAAGAGGAGTAAAGTCATCAGCTGACATTAACTTCTGTGCTTTAATTCCTGCTCCTGCACCACGAGTACCTGCTACTATAACGTTTAAGTCAACATTAGCTGCATCAGCTATTTCACCAAGTGCGTTTCCACTTTCAGTTTGTAACGAAGATGTTACTTTACCAGTTGATGTTATTAGTGCCCCTGAACCATCATCCTTGTATAGCTTGGAACCCTTAATCTTTGGTGCTTCTCCACGAGCAGTAAGCATTGCGCCGAGATCAATTTCTGCTTGGTCTGCTATGGTTCCAATTGCATTTCCACTCTCTGTAGTTAAACTTGTTGTTACTTTACCTGCTGAATCTATCAGTGAATTGGTTCCACTGTCTTCATATAGCTTAGATGCTTTGATCTTAGGTGTTGCCCCACGTTCTGACAGCATTGATTCAAGATCAGTTTGGGCGTCAGCTGAGTTTACTCTTACCGTGTCTTTTACAAATACAGCACTATCAGGAACAGAATCCATGTCAACACTTCCAGCACCTAGTTGGTCTAGGTCACCAGAACTGTTTACAATTACAGCATTATCCGGAAGGTCACCCTCAGGTAAAGATGGAACAGTTTTTAATGTAATATATGTAGCCATTAGCTAGTGTATGCAGTAAATGTTAGAGCTGTAGAAATATCTTTTGTAGAAAAGCCAACCCAGAAAGCAACTTGTAGCCCTCTAGGGCATGTTATACGTGCGCTGTTACCTTCGAACCTTCCCATGTAGTACCATGTTCCGTTTTCTGATTCTCCGCCATTTAATCCAGGCCGTTGGTATGTTGCATCAAGTGAGTCAGTTGGTACATACATCATAACTATATAATGGTTAAGTAAAGTAAGCTCATCTGTGTTAGGGCTTACAGCATTACCATATGCGTCCGAGAAGGTACTCTCAACAGGGATAGACCATGTTAGTTCAACAATATCATTAGGTAAAACGTCAGCTGTGTGGTTTTCACATACAACATCTTTGCACCCAATGTATTCTGTATACTGTGAGATGCCATCAAATGTGACACTTGTATCTGATATAGTTAATAGAGAGCCACTGTCTTCAGCTGGTTCATTATTATAGTTCAAGAATGTAGCACGAAAATCATATGTAACTGGACGACTATCTAGTATAATCTTCTCAGTAAGGAAAGCACCAGATTCACTCATGTTATCTATATCTGGGTGATACTTGTATTCAGCGAATGGTTTCCAGTTGGCCTGTGAAGCTTGTTTGTACTCCATTTTTATACTTCGTACTGTTCCTATATTCTCCTGCATATTACCAAAAGTAATTTCAGCAGTAGAATACTCATTCCCATTAGCATCTATTGATACACTATTATCCCCAGAACTTCCTTCAAGTACATTAATTGTGGGAGTTATGAGAAATGTAAGTTCAGACGCAACAAGCGCCCCTGTATAGTGTAGTGCTCTTGTAAGGCTATTGGTTCCAGAAGTGTTTAATGCTTCCTTGTTTTTAAACTTATCAATTGAAAGGATCCAAATTCTATATTTATATTTAGCATCCCAATCTCTCCAATTGAGCATGTATACATTATCTGCTCCGTAACGTGGAAGAGTGCCCGCAACAACAGGTGTTCCATCTGATTGTCTTAGCTTTAATTCGTTCCAATTAGCTTTAGAGCTGTCTTTATAATAGCATGGAAGTAATTCTAATTCAGTAAGTTCACCAATCTTTATGGCATTTTCAAAGTTTCCAGCTAAGGGATCAGCTGGACTTCCTGTATAACTTTCTGCATATATTAAATAGGTATCAACACCACTGCCTCCGACGTTATCTACTGCGCCAGTGCATGCAATTTGATACGCTTTTTCGTGGTTAATTGGTGGAAGTGTTGTTGGCATTATGCTTCCATTCCTGTTCTGCTTGTTTGATAGTCAGAGTTATCTGGAGGTACTTGATCCTCACTAACTGCTTCACGTACACTAAGTTCCTCGTGAAAACGCCAGAAGTCTTCATCTTCCTGCATGTATTTAACATCCCAAATTGTATCATAGGGGAGTTCGTAGTCATAAAAATACACATGCCCGTCTACATCAGCTTTTCGGAAGAGTCGTTTTAGACCTCCCTGCTGGGTAATAGACACACTTGCGTTTGTTGTTACTGTGGTTTCATATCGACGAGTGCTGATATGTCTATCCTCCTAGACTTCCTGCTTCACAGTCAGTAGTTTCGTTCATCAACGAATGTTTATGAACCAGAGCTTCTGACTCCACAGGCTTAAACGACAAACCCTGCCGTAATATATTTTGTGCTGCATGAATATCTCTATCTATCTCTATATTATTACAATCACATTTAAAAGTTCTCTTGTTTAGTGGCATATCATGCAATGTGCCACAATTCATACATAGTTTTGTACTAGGAAAGAACCTGTCTACAGTGCAGACTTTATCTGACTTATATTCTAGCTGTCTACGTATTTCTCCAAACGATGCATCTGACAATGATTTAGACAATCTTCTATTTTTTAATAGGCCAATATTATTCAGATCTTCTATATAAATATCCGAGTAGTTATTAGCAATACATGTTGTCATTTTATGAAGGGCATCTTGACGGATACACATTATTTTATAGTGTGCTCTAGCTAATTTAGTTTTAGCTTTATTGTAGTTATTACTGCCTATCTTCTTTCTGGACAGAGATTTATTTAGCATGCGTAATCTATTTTCATGTTGCTTTGTTGTTCTATGATTTTCGAACACTGTTCCGTCAGATAGGGTCGCTAGTTTGTTCAATCCAAGATCTATACCAATGGCTGGATGTGCTTGGTTTTTGTCACACCCAACAATATCTGGTATTTTCATAGAAATTGAAACAAACCATAAATCCGCTGTACGAGATACTGTAGCAGAAAGAATTTTACCTTTGAAACGAAGAGACTCAGCCATACGTACTTTACCTAGCTTTGGGATAATTATATACTTATTTCCTAGTTTAAAAACATCATTACTCATATAAAATGAGTCATGTATGCCTTTCTTTTTGAACTTGGGATATTTTGCAGTGCCATTAAAAAAGTTGTTAAAAGCTTTATTAAGATTTCTAAATGCTCCCTCACAGGCAGTTTTTGTTACTTCGTATACAAAAGGAAATTCTATTGCTTTAATTGAATTAAATTGTTTTTTTAATGCATATATGGAAGGACTACCCCCGGAGTTATATATATATTTCCATTTGAAAAGACACCAATTATATGCAAGCCTAGAACATCCGGCTGCTTTTATGAAGTAGATAGATTGTTTAGTTGTTGGATATAACCTTATTTTATGGCTTCTATACATTTACTATACCTATGACTTAGTTATGTCAACAGCACAGTCTACTTACTCGTGTTCCAATATAATTTATGGACCTGTATGTGATCAATTGGGGCTATGCCAATATGTAGGTGGTAGTCACAGACTTCAAAGTTATTCATCCCAAACTCTAATGCGGCAGCCATAATTGTCCATCGTTTCCGTGGTTGACTACGAGATATTCCAATATCTGCTGCTCCAAATATATTATCTTCTGCACATAGTAAATGTACTGAAGACGGGGATCCACCGATATTATCATTCCAATCAGGACACCTGTACATTGATCTAAACGGAAGAGCAAAACCACACACAGTTCTTAGATGTTGGAACCAGTCTAAGTATTGATCTGATGGTAGAACACCGCAGTGTGAGCAGGATGCTTCAGCTATTGTTATATTTGGTCTTATGTAATCTGACATTATATGTTTTGCTGTGCTTTGAATGATCTCCAGGCAGATATTAGAGCACTCATTTGTTTATCAACCTCGGATTTAAGTGCTGCTGCTTGTGCAACAATCTTTTTTAATCCGACTATATCATTTTGTCTAAGATAGTATTGACTTTCTGATGGTAGATTTACAAGAGCAAACTTTGCTGTATGTTCAGTTACTGTTGTAGTGAGTGCCGTTATAAGGGCTTCAAGTGTAGACTCAACCACTGTTGCCGCCGTAACAGTCTGAAACTGGGCAGCTGATGAAACTTTATATGCATCAAGTTCTGCCTCTAGTTCTTTTATTTTACTTTCAAGTACCATTAATCTTGTTTCAGTGCTCATAACTATTATACCTCGTTGCTATATTCAAATAGCAGACCTTCAAGTGTTGGGGTTATTCCATTAACTGTGTTAAGTGTGACCTTCACATAGTAGGTTGACGAGCTTAGGTTTATTCCATAAGCCCCAATTCCACTAAGAGGATGTACATTACTATCATATATTACACCTGATACATTTTTATTGCCAGCAGAATCATCGATAAGGCTAGAACCTATTTGTATACGAATGGCATCACTAAGTCTAGAGACAGACTGTAATGATCCAGAGTAGTATATAGAGTGCAAGTAACGTGCAGTTAAGTCTGAGTCTATCGCATGTAGACTAATTTGTTTAATCATATAACCAGTGGGCTGAAAGAAGTCCTCTCTAGCTACAATACCTGATAATCCAAATATATAATCTCCATCAGAGTCTTGTAGTGTACTAGTTAGTTCAAGTATTATCTGTCCACCAAATTTTGCATTAGGAAAATAGAAATCATTAGTTACACTATGAGTTGTAGTTCCTTGAGAGTCTTTAAGTAAATTAATAGATCCATCAACGCTTTTATACTTAACTTGATATGTGTTCTTCACTGGGAATAATGTTTGTACACCAATGTGATTTACATTTGGAGATAGTCCTGGTGGTAGGGTTATAACAATATTCATTGTATTAGATGAGCTAGTTTTACACCATAGAATATCTGGAGATAATAATGTCCATCCCCAGTCTTCATCTTCAATTCCATCAATCAGGACAACAGTTCCTGCAGATGGAATCTCTTCACCATAGTCATTAGGGATGGTAGAAATCTTTGAATAGTATTTATCAACACCAATAGTTAGACTGTTATTAGATATTGCAGTATTGAATACCCATGTTGAGATTGATGGTACTGTATTGAATAGCAATTGACTTAGTAGATGTGGTGGGTTACCTGCCCACATATGCTCACTCGCTGATGCGCCAGTTGAATTATACTCAACATTATATTTAGTTAGATTGGGAACTACACGATCCCCATAGTCTGCTAGTGCAGTTAATGCGCCTTGTAAGGCCGTGTCAAGGATGGCTTGGCGTCCACGAAGTTCACTATTATATGAAAACGCTTGAGCAAGTAGTGAGCTAAGCTCAGTCATGTTCTTATTAAGAACTATTGAGTCGATATTTGCACCGCGTGCTAATTTATCCACTAGATTTTCCTCCAATTCTTTGTATGATCCCCTTGTTCAAGACCTTCAGTTCCTCCATGTACGAGCCTATCAGTAGTCTGTATTCCATGGAATCGTCTACCATTAGATAAATCAAGTGCAGTCTTAAGTGCACCAAGTCCTGGAAGCGGAGAATTAAATAATTCAACAAGGTCACGGAGCATCTCATCGAACGATACATTCAACCTTCGGCTTGATATAGGCCGATTGGCCGGGAAATTGCGCGGCTGGTGTACTGGTGCTATATTATTTATGCCCATTTGTGTTTACTCCAGTGGATTTACTGAGCCTTCATTCTTTAGTCGTTTAACTATAGCTGGTGGCTCACGTTTAACATCATTAAGCGATAATGATATTCCCCTTATAGTTGGGGTTAAATCTTTGTCTGTTGTTGATAGCTTGGCTCGTACAAATATGTACTTAGCTGGGCTGTCTACTTCTTGCATATAAGTTATGTCAAAGAAGTTTGCCATATTAGATACAACATAAATATCTGATAAAGAATTTATCTCAAATGTTGTAGATATAAAGTCAACACTAGATGCATCTACGCTCATATCTGGAACAAGTATGTGCTTCTCCCCTATACGCGAAGCTACAGCAGCTCGTTGGAAGTCAGAGTAATCTGGATCAGTAAATATTCTCTGCTCTGATACTATAGGTACAGGGAATGGTTGGATATAAAATTTAAGAATTGACCCATTCTTATCAACTGTATTTATAGCCGTCCTAGGATCAATACCACTACAAGAAACTGCTCTGTTAACAGCAGATAAATCTTCTTGTGTCTGTAGATACTCGTCATCGATTGCTATAGTGCACTTCCAAATACCTTTTACCAGGGTATAAGTAAATGGCCTTTTAAGAACTAATACATGTCCTCCGAGTTCGAGAAGAATATAATTTATTCTTTCATAAGGATCATCCACACTAAGTTCAAAATCATTCTCAACTAGTAGATGTGTTGACCAGTGAGGGTAGCCAGTCATAGCCATACGTCTAATACCAGACTCATCTATTACTGCACGTTCAAGGGTACCTACACGAAATATCCAGGCATTCTTTCCATATGTAATATTTACCATACCATCTACAGCTTTTTCACTTATAGTTGCTAAGTCAATGACTGGGGATTGTTCAGGACCAACTTCACTCGATCCGGTAAATTCCGGATAGTTTCCGGATTCAATATTATATAATGCACTTCCATCCATGGTATCCCATGCTGGACTTTGATACTGTTCATTCAAATCATAGCCGGCTATGGTAGCAAATGTAATTGCACTAGCAGCTATGGAATTATAAGTTGCATTACCAAAACTTGGACTGTCTAATGGAACACTGTCTCCATATAGATTTACATAATCTCCTGAAACATTTGAATCTATTGCATATTCCCATGATATATTTGTGCCTTTAGGTACATATTGTTCGAAGTTAAAGTCTAAAGATCCAGTACCTACAAGTTTTATTGGGGATGAAGTATATGATCCTTGTGATGGATAGCGTTCTTGGAATAATAGAAGATCACTTATACGAATTAAGGATCTATTTAAGTCTTGTGTTAGAGTAATTCTAATACGGATTGCATTTTCAGAGATAGCAATATCATCATCTCCGCTGAAGTGTTTAGATGTAATTGCTTGCCATTCTTCAGAGTTTCCATTTAGTATCTCTACTGTACCAAAGCACGAACTACCCTCATAATGTAGTCGGGTTACTAGAGCTTCTTCCGTTAGAAGCATTTGAAATTGAATTCCACTATATGCAGATGTCTTTTCTGCTGCCACTATCGCAGTATATGGGATAGTAAACTCACCAAGTTGAGAACGACGTACACTCTTGTCAGCGAAGGGTTTCATGTCAACGATGCTATATTCAATGGGGTAGCTATGGTCTGATAGTAAGGTGATAGTATCGCCAGAGCGAATGACATTGGTTGAAAGCCTCTCTAAGGGCTCTGGTAAAATACCAACTACAGCTGCACGGGAATCTTCTAAAGTTTCCTGCAACCGGATTTCGTTTATACTGTTACGCAGATTCAATTCGCTTTCAACCTGGCGAGCCTGCATTGCGGTGCGGAGCTGCTTGATTTGATCAGTCTGATATTTGATAAGATTCATAATATCATAACCGTCATCAAGAAGTCCTTGTACTGTGGATTTAAAATATGTTGTATTACTTACAGCTTTATCTTTTGGAACAATTGGAACAGTTAGAGGAACATACATATCATTTCCAGATAGTTTATGTAGTTCTCCCTCAGTAGGTACTCTACCATGTTCAGCAACAAAATCTTTAATGATCTTTGTGTATACTTGTTCTTTACGTTTAGTCATAATCTATGTATTTCAATTTATATCCAAATACTATTGGAGTAGATGAGGTTTGTGCCTCAGGTCTACCAAGTTCTATTTTTATACCAACCTCTGTTATCTTACCTGAGGTTGTATCAATAAATCCTTCATTGTTGTCTTCTCTGACTGCCCTAACAGGGCCAACAAGTGGACTATTTAGGTGATAAATAACAGGGTATTGTCCCTGTCTATTTCTAGGTGTAATCTGATAGGTTTGATTCTCAATAATCAATGAATATACAATCCAGTCTTCTCTATTTGTGCCAAAAGAACTAGGAACATAATCATTAACTTCTAGCATTACAGCTCTAGCACCATTTGGCAGTACGTAAGTTTTTATTGGCGCGTATTCAGCTGCTATACTAAATGTTTCAAGTCCCATTGTAAAATTAGATGCCACTACTTTCTTCATAACATATGGAGAGTTATCTCCTGATATTGTTATGTCAACAGAAGAAGGAACAGGATCTAGACCACCAGCTTCAGTAGTTGATGTTACTGCACTGTTTGGTATTGTAAGAGTACTGGTTAATGATTCTAATTCAGCATCATTTCTCCACTCGATTGTCCATGTGCCCTCAATATCAGATTCTGTTAGTCCTGTGAATTCATATGAATATGCTGTGGACTCATCTGCTGGATCATGTAGCCCACTATCTATTGCTGCTATGTCTGATCTGTAATATCGTATACGCTCGGCTGGGCTAGTACTTGGGATAGAAAACGTAATATTATATGTAGGAGTTGCTGTTCCTACAACTGGAATGATATTGTATGTTATGTCATTTATTCTAATCATAACTACTACCGTTTATTGCGCCCAACTTTAGGTGTTTGTTTACGTGATATCCTTGGTATGGCTTTTGTATTTTTACGCTTATCCGCTACAATAGTTGTGGCAGGAAGTTTTCGTGTAACTACTGCTGCAACAAGTGGTTTAGGTTCAGCTAGTCTCGGTGGAGATGGTTGTTTACCTATCGGTACTCTACTGGCAGACTTAATATCGGATATAGTATCCTCTGGTTTTGACTCTTGTTTGTGTTTACGAGGTTCTGAGTTGGCTTCCTTTTTCTTCTTAGAGGAATTTAATTCAGCCTGCTCCTTGCCTACTGCACGTATATTTTTTGTCTCTTCTTTATTATCAAAATCTTCTTTAGCTTTATCGCTCTCACGCTTATCAATATCTAATTTGGCTTTCGCGTCAGCAGGTTTTTTAACTATGGTATCTTCAGTCTTCATTATTTCAGCCACTGATAGGGGTTTCTGTTCTGCAGCTTTAGGGTCGTCTTTCTTTACAGCGGAGTTTGGGCGTCTATTTACTTTTGGTTTTTGTTTACGAGCAGAAGCGAATGGATCTTTAGACCTTGGAACAGAACCAACTGTTCCGGGTTTTCTTGCTCCCAGACTTGGACTAGTTTGTGGTAACAATGATGGGGCAGGGGGAAGAATTGCCGCAGCAGATGCTTCTTCAATAGACCTGTACATAGGCATTCCCTGTGTTTGCCTGGTTGGACTGGCTGGGAGTATGGCCGCCATACTTGTTTGAATAGATGATGTTTGTCTTTTCCTAAGTGGTTTTGGCCCTGCAAGCTTTATAGGGGCAATAGACTGGCGCTTTAATTTTGGTTTAGTTAGCTTACTATCAGATGTAGGAGATTTCTTAGAAGACTTAGGATTTTTGTCAGGGTTTCTGGCTTTATCAGCTTGCTGAAATAATATATTCTTAGCTTGTTGTGGGTTACTTAACACTGTACGAGTTGTTTTTGTAGGAGTAACGTCACGATTATGTTTATCGTCAACAATATCAGTATCAGTAGACCCATCTAGCTCCGGCTGTGTTACTACGTCTTGGCTGTCTGGAGTAACGTTGGCCGGTGGAGTGGTAGATCCGCTATTAGTTTCTGGTGGTGTATTATTATTTGCCATTGTCTTTGGTTGATGATGGTGTAGTGTTATTTGATGTCTTTGGTGGTGGACTAGGAACAATTACTGCGTCATTTGGTGTAGTTGATGATAGTCTACCCTTACGAGCATCTCGTGCAAAAGATCTAGTATTACCGCCTGGGGATCTAGATACTGAATTACCTGGTTTTGTAACTATATCTTCTCTACTGCTGCCTTTACCTTTTACGCCTCCAGCTTTATTTCTATTAGTTTTCAATTCTTTAGAGCCATCTCCGGGCCGTCTGATATTATCTCTAGCAGTTTCTGGTCCAACACTGCGCATATCTTTTGATGTGGCAGATTGTAATCCAGAAATAGATTTACGGTTACTCTCGCTATCCCGTCTTGTCTTAGCAGAGATTTGTTTTTTCAAAGCCGCTGCTGCCTCACCCCTGTTACCAGTAAGAGCTACATCTGTATTTAGTACATTATGACTTATACGGTCAGAGAAGTGTCCTGTTATGTGTGGGGATCCCCCTTCAACATCTTCATGATCTAATATTGCAGTAAAAAATGTACTTAGTCTTGTGGTACCTACTCCACCAGTTATATTGAAATGAATTTCCTTTACAACTGTTGGTCTAATGTATGCGTGTGAGTCAATCATCTGGTACATAGTTGGTACACCTTGATGGTTTATGATAACTACATGGTCTATTGCATTACTTGGTACTGTATCTAATCCGATTTTACTAATTAATTCCGGAACAGCAAGTTTAATTTTTAGTGTTCCACTGCCATCATGGTTGTCTGTTGCTGGGGAATCAACCCCAACCTCTGATATAATAAAGAAATCATTCTCATCTAGAGGTTGCCCGTCAGTGAGATTTGCTAGTGCTGCTGTTAGGGCATTAAGTAGAATTGGACTAATATCTGTATTCAACGACCAAGAAATCATCTGTACAGTTATTGACTTACCAACTAGTAGATCTGCTAGGCTTGATACAGTTGGTGAACTAGCAGAAGATTCTATATCTCCTACCCATGCTATTGCTAATGGATCATTTGGAACCCATTCAATATCTGTAGCAAAATAAGTTTTATTAGTGCTATTAGTTGGTGCTAATGTTAGAGGCCAGCCGAATGATTCAGTTATCTGTCGTTCATATTGTTCTTGTCCTGAAGTATTTAATGCTCTTACTGTTAGTTCTGCTTTAAGAACCTCCAGTAATACGTTTAATTCGTCTTCGTTAAGTGACAGATCGTCTTCCAATGAATTAGTGTTAGCCACCAAGGCCGCTAGACCTGCTTCTATATCTTTATGGTTAGCCTGTATGGTTTTAAATGCCTCATCAAGAGGTGCGCGAGTAGCACGCTCTCCGTCAACTGGCATATGTATGTAGTTTTCATTATCAAATGCTTGTGTTAGTAGAGATAGTGCCTGAATATGCTGCTGTTCTTTGGTCTGTATATTACCAGACTTAAATGTATCAAGCATTTTAAGGTACTTATTTTTGATATTTGCTGTACTGGCCATATTAATCTTTTTGAGTAGTTAGATACAGTGTGTAATCATCCACCCATGGCGATAGATTACCATTTGCTTGTTGATTAATTTGTACTCTTACTCCCTCAGTCTTTACAGGGTAATCCACTTGAATCTGGTGGTAGAGTCCGCTGTTTAAATAAATTTTGTTACCACGAATAAAATACTCATACCTATCAACAGCGTCGTAGTTTTCTAACATTGGTTGAATACGTCTGTTGTAGTAATTAGTTCTGTCAACTAGTAGGTTTGGGTGAGTTTCATTACTGAATGCTTCTCCACCGACTTCTGGTAGTATAGTAAGTTTCACTGGATAGTTACCGGAAATATCTATCCACGGAAAGTTATCCAGCTCGAGTGTACTCTGACCGAAGAAAGTTTCACTGATGTAGTAGGATGCAACTGGAATAGCTTCATACACTGATACATATGGAGTAGGGAAGTTATTGTCATATGGAATTCTAATAAATATTGTACATGAGGCTCCAGGATCATTAGCATACTGTGTGGTAAATAGATTAAAAGATTCATTAGTAAACGCATATCTAGTAACTTCATGTGTCTGATATGACACAGGTATATTTCTACCATTTAGTACTTCAGTTCCATTTTTTCTAACAGATTGTATGGTTCCCATACGTAAATTTCCGGAAGTTAGCGGCTCAAACGTGTAACCAAGTGATGTTACATTTCTAACTGATGGGAATGATAATATTGCGAATCCTCTGGCATCAGTATCCACTAACTCAGTAATTTCTCTGCTTGATCCTTCAGGGAGTAAAGCCATTTCTGAACTGTTGCCAAATTTTACAGTATATATCTGTGATCCTGATATAAGACCGCTATCATTAGATTTTATTTTAGCACCAATAACTGCACCTTGGTCTGTTATATATGAGTCTGATATAAAAATACCATTAGTTACTGCAGGCTCACGGTTACGTAGACGTAGGTTATAAATTCCAAATGTATATAGAAAACTGTCAGGTAATCTAACTTGTTGGTCAAAATCTACAGAGTCTGATGATACGCCTTGAAATATTTCTTTTCTGCTGTACATTTTATCTAGAATGAAATCATGTTGTACTGTAGTCTCTGGTTGATTAACATTTAATACTAATCGTATTTGATTTGATGTTTCTGATGCTTTAAAGTCAAATACTTCTAGAGTTCTTGAGTAGTCCCATGTTTGTACAAACGTACCGTCAGCTGTTAGCAGAGGTTCCCACACACTAGGTTCACTTTCAGAAGATATATCTATATAGGCACGAACCAAGCGAGACTTAGTAAGAAACTTAGCAGATATGTAGTTTAACTTAACTGCTTTTGATAAGGTCATACGTACGTCTATTAGTATGCCTTTATGTAAATAATTTGCACCTTCAGAGGTACTGGATCCTGATATACTTTGTGTCCAGTACATAACTGGCTTTTCTGGGGTATATACATCAACCGACCACAGTTTAGCTCCAACACCGGTGTCTAATATTGTAGACTGTAGTCCGGTTTCGGACTGATATATTCTATCTTTTGCGTTTGCAGATGGATAAGTATTTATTGTTGTACTGACTAGCTGATATGGTGTATTAACGTCCTGCATCCTAAGGCTAAGCTTACCGTTATTAACACGCACACCGCTGTAGTATCCATTCTCTTCTTCAGATGAGAATAATTCTTTACGTACAAGGTCTGAATCTTCTGGCTGTATAAGAGAGGCTAATGATTTTCTACGATTCTCAAATGAATCAAATACACGGCGACTGTCAATTTCTGCTAGCCGTAGTGCTGCTTCTACATCCCTAAGTTGAATAAAATAAGCAGCAAGATCAATGTATGAGTTACGAACATCAGTTCTGAAACTAGAGCTTGACGCACGTTCTACTTCTTGGTAGTCAATTAGAGGATTCGATGTATCTGTCTTAGCTATTAGAGTCTGACGTAGGTCCGCGATATCCAGTGGATCAGTAATATTAAATTGTTTGGCTATGTGCTGGACAAGAACTTCAATTTCTTTATCTTTAGATGCTTGTATATTATAACTGACTAACATTATTTGCTCTCACGCTCTGCTGGGTACGGATTTCCATCCGTATCTTGTACGACAAAAAATGTACCGGCTGCTATAAAAGAATTTATTGCATCATTTATATAGTTACTGGCAGCAATATGTGCATTTTGATCTATCGATTCTGTCACTACATACTTATACGACACGCTTGCAAGTATATAGCTTGAAGCATTTAGGTATATTTTACCTCTATAATAGTAGTATGTATACTGCGCAGAAGAAGAGAAAGCAGTTAGTGTTGGCACATCAATTAAATTAGTGTAGTTAGTTACATCAATAGCCCTGCTGGTTCCGTTTGAATCAGTAACATCAACTGTTATCTGTGACAGGTCCCATTTTTCTTTCAACCAATCATACAGAGTATAGTTAAAGTGCGGGCTGTATGACAAAGATAATGTACTGCCACGAACGAATGTATCTGTCTTATCCAGTCTGCTATTTGTATCTGTTACTACATGCCTGTCATATATCGATCGATAAATTTCAGTTGGTAGTTTTAGAACCACTACATTCTCTTGTATTGGTAGGCCGTCATAAAATCCAAGACTAGTGTGACTTTTAAGATCATAACTTGTATCGGTCTTATATTTATCTTTCAACCCTCCGCCTGGGCGTCTAATGTCTACAATTGATACCTTCTTTACGCTACGTACGCTAATAGAGCCTAAAGATATTTGAGATGGACGCTTAGTTATATAATCTGCTGCAGTTTTTGGATCTTCTATGTCTGCCGGGTATGGGTATATTTTATTCAGCCTAGCAGATGGTCCAATAAAGAAATCTGGTCCTACTGTATTACGCTGTATATATAAACTGTAGTCACTATCATCAACATCAAAATCCATCCAGCCAGGTCGTAGAGTTTTTCGTTCAGCACGGGGGTTAAGATCGAAGTTTACTTCTACCCAGTTATCTGTATCTACAGCATAGTCTACAAGTATAGAGCTACTTCTAGATACTGGTTGCTTAAGTAATATGTACCCTTCCTTCTCATTTACATCTAGAATAGTGTTGGTCTTATCTTTACCATTTATTGTTAAATGTATTCCAACAGTCCAGTCATCATGCAGGTCAGCTACTACACCACTAGATATAACGTTAAGGTCTTTTTGGCTGAGCTTTAGTACGCCTGGAGTTATCCTGTGCGGTACTTCTGCTGTTGTTACTGCTGGTCGAGATCCTACCAGGTTAATAGTAGATACAAATATATCTCCAAGTACTTCAGTGGCTTTACGTATCTGGAATGTCCACGCCTGTGTTTTACGTCGCCTTGGGATGACTATATCAATATTACTAATTGGATCATTTTGCCATGTAAGAGTATCACTAGTTAGTCCAAACTCAGTCTTATAATTATCCCTATGAAACCGTATACTGTATTTAGTCTTACTTCTAGCGTCTATTGATTCACTTATACTGAAATCAGTGAATCTAGCAGTAGGAGTTATCAATCTATGGTACATTATTGTGCCACTTGGAGTTATATCAGCAAACGTTACAAGAGGTATAGCGCCAATTAAGCTTTCTGATGAGAACAGTAAGCGTATATAATTAAGTGCTGTATCAGTTCCCCATGTTGAGCCATCAGAGCTGTACTGTACACCTGCCTCCATAAGCTGGTTAGTACGTAAGTCTACGATAGATAGGTATTGATTGTTGGATTTTATCCAATTTCCAGCTAGATCTTTAACTTCCCAAACCATATTTTCATTGATTGGGCCTAATAGAATATCGTCTACTATACTAGATGAGTATGCCTCAGCCTGTGGTGGCATGAAACTCTTAAGTGGGACTTTAAAGTAATCAGTATTTGCTACATCAATGCTGTTCTGGTTGTATTCAAAAGTTTCATCATTTAGTTTACGAAACTTTTCAAGATCTCCAGGACTAACAGATACAGAACTACTGTTTGTTTCTGGTGCAGAAACAGCAGCAATAGGGACAGCCGGTGACTCGTAGATTGATGAGACTAGTTTAAATCGTAGATCCATAGCTATTCGTGTCCATTAATCAACTGAGTCTAATTCATCGTACATGTAATCGATACTGTATTCAATATCATTGAATACATCTGGAGCGCCACTTGGGTTCCAAGCTGCAACTCTTATTCGTTCATTTTGTCCTATGCTTATTACAGGGAACGCGTCATCTGTGAAGTAACCTTCACCTGAAACTGGTATACTGTAGTATGTTGTATCATCGCCATTGTACAGTGTAATCTGTTCGTTAGTATTGGCTCCCTGTAGAGTTAATGAGTGTACATATACTCCCATTTTTCGAACTCTAATAGGTCCTGGACTGTTATGGTATGTTAATGTACGTGAGTCACGAGTTATATCCCCCGACCCGACAGATCTAGCACCAACAACTTGGAATTTATTTTGTGCACCAATAGGAACATTGGATACACTTCCACTTGTAGTTGCAGTTGTTCCAGCTACGCCAGATGCGTGAATTGCACGAACTGCTGCATATACTGTACTTCCTACCTCAGCAGGTAAGAATATACGAGTATGTTTTGTATAGAGAATTACATTATCTCCGCCAAAAGTTGGATTTGCAGAAGAACCGTACGCAATTTCATATGCATTTGCATTAGTTACTGCGTCATATGTTAGAATTACACCGAACGTTCTAGCGGCCGTATTAAGGTTAGCTGGTGCATCTAATATCCACGATGCATCATATCCAACTACTAAAGCAGATGTTACTTGTGGTGCGGTAGCTACTGACCCATTAATACTAGTTATTCTTGCCAGAACTTTAAGACCTTTTGGTACTCCTGTAAATCTATAACTTACTGGTGCAGGCCTACTGCCATCAAGACTTAATAGTTTGGTTTGATTCCATACCGATTGAATAGTATTATCAACCGGGGATAGAACCGCCAATTCTACCTTATATTTCTCGGCTCCTGGTCCGATCTGCCATATAGCAGAAGTTAGTACTGAAGTATAGTCTGATCCATCAACAATTGCATTGCTGTGGGTAGATATAACTATTGTATCAAATGTAGCTCTATTGAATGTTGCATATAGGCCGTCAATAGTTGTGCGCTCTGCAGATGATAGTGTATCAATAATTTCGAATCCAGATGTACCTTGACCTTCAAACCATATTCGTAGTGTATTCCAGTAGTCAGCGGCTCTCAATGATCCTGTATTTACACTAATAAGATAGTATTCTCCTTGAGTTAGATTGAGTGCTGATATACCGGCTGCGCTTAACTTAACAATATTAGCCTGATCTGAGTCTGGTTCATTTGGTTTATAGCCCCAATCAACACCAACATAGTGAATTTTATCATCAGTTGTAAATGCCTTATTGTCAGAGAAATCAGAGTCTACAATAGTAGAGCCAGATACCCCTTGACTTATGCTTACATGGATTGGAAATCTTGGTTCGAATCCATCATTAAATGTAATGGTATTTGCTGCGTATGGTTTTACTAGCAGATTAAGTGCATCATTTACTGCTGTAGTTGTTGTTATTGCATCACCAAGAGCAGTATCCAATATTCCCTTAACATATAATTCTAGTACATATTGTCCAGCCTGTTTAATAGGTATACGCACTGAAGTAGCACCATTTGTTCCGCCAAGGAAATCAGGATCACCTATATTACCTGTTATTGTTCCTACATATATGTTAGGAGCAGTAGCAAGTAATTCTGTGCCTAAATCATTTGCGTGGTATAGCTTCCATGCACGAGCTATTGTGTCATCTGCTAGTGCCATGGACATATCACTAACGATATACTCTGCATCCCCACTAATTGGGCCATCTAAGCCCATATCTACATCAGCGCAGTGTATGCGAGGAACCAGTCGATCAACTCCTGGGTCACCTTTCTCTGATGGGTTAGTAAGATTAAATGTTGTGTATGCATACTTGGTTGTTGTATTCCAAGTAGCTGTCATTTTAATTGTAACTGTCTCTGTGTTGTCAGTACCTAAAGAACTTATATAAGTACCAATACTCCAGTCTACTTGAGCTCCAGCTCCAGATCCGGAAGGTGTGCCTAGTTGTCCTATATTGCCTGATTCTGCCTCAAATGAAATATTTACTATGCTTCCAATACTAGTAGGCCACGCGGTTACATCTGATATTGTAACTGTTGCTGGCAATGTTACGGCAGTAACTCCATTAGTTATATAAGTAACAAGGTCAGTAAATGCATCACATACTGGAGCAGGGGTTATATCTTTTTCGGTATTGGCATTGATTGCGTCAAAAATAATGTTAAAACGTCCAGGAGTGGCTACTTCTGATCCGTCTTCATTAAAATAAAAAGCTTGTGGAACTATGTTATAATTACCTGTTTCGCTCATAGTGGTATTTCCTTAGTCTCCTATCCACGTAAGACTAGAAGTCTTTGTGATGGTGTATGTGTATGTTTTATCACCTACTGGGCCACTTTCTGACTCAGTAACGGATGATGGTATTGGTTTGTCATACTTGTATTTGGTAGTAAACTCTCCCTCAACCACGATACTAAATGTATCTCCTTTAGTTATGGCAGTTCCGCCTTCACCTATTACAGGACGTACGTAAACAGTACCATAAATATTAGTTACAATGTTATCAATCTTTGTGTCTACTGTGCAGTAGTCTCCAGATGGCGTTATGGATATAGTACAATCTTTTACTGATCCAAGACCTTCTGTATCTAGTGCTTCAATAGTAATTCCTAAAGCTTTGCCCCACTCAGATACTACGGTACGTTCTGGGTATATATTTAGGAAGAACGCTGGTAAATCTTTTCCAATAACCAATATTTTACCTTGAGCATAGTGCAGTGATGGACAATCTGCCGGTGATAAAGTATAGTAATCCTCATCTGGTACGTATGCGCCTCTTTCATAGAACACTGTGTGTGGATTAACAGAGCCAGCAATATCCATTCTAAGACCACCGCTTTCTTGGCGCATTGTATAGGATCCATATGCATATGTCTCAGAATCTAGAGAAATATTATCCCACGCTGTCTCAAGGAATGTTTGTGCTGCTCCTGATACTAATGATATTGATTTAGGATTAGGTTTATGTGGTAAAATATCTGATGTTGGCTCAACCCATCCAAAATTGGTAGGGAATACTATTGCATGTGTATGACTAAGTATTGTGCCATCATTTAGTGTTATATTTGCTGACTGTACAGCTCCGCTTACTATTGTATGGGTGTGATCTTTAGCTAATAGTTCCATATATCCAGCTTCATCTGGATACCATGTTGTATATAGCCCCATTATTGGTGCAATGTTTCCACTTTCCCCAGCAATAGCCTCGTCTTCTAGAACTCCGTTCTGAAGATAGGGGTCAGTAAGTTTAACGTAATGATTATGGTCTCCCTCTGTTACAATTACTAGATCAGAATCTAGTGTTGAGGTAGTTACCAGATCATCCATTATAATACGGTAACCTTCTTCATGTGTGCGGGCAATGTTTGTTCCGTTAACAGACTCTGTTACGTCTACAGAAATATATCTTGTATCTGACTCTGGCCATATTACAACTAATTCTTGGGTGGATTCTAGCGCTGTGAGCAGTGTAATAGTATTAGATACTGCAGTATATACCCAACCTACTTCAGTTTCTGCGTCACCGGCTTGGTAACGTTTTACGCTTATATAGTCTGTATTAGATGGGGTTCCTGCAGTCAGTGTAAATACAGTATTAGTTGGATCTTCATTATCATATGGGAATATCTGACTCTTTCCTGTTAGCAGACTTCCTGTAGGGGCAATAAGTAATGAGGTTGGAATTTGTGCTTTAACAACAACCGGCGCATTGCGATTAATGTTAACATAGTTACCAGATTCATCTACCAGAGTAACATCATAGTCTCCAGATTCTGACTCTTGATAATCCATAAGCTTATACATATAAAATTCTCTACCAGCATAGTATAAATAACCTGGATGAATTTTAGGCTGACCAACGGCATCAATATCTTCAATTTTTAAAGCATCTCCATGTCCGGTTCCGGATTTAAAATCTCCTGATTGTGTAGTTCCATCATAATATGATGGTAGTAGTCCCTCATTTACTTTAACATCCCAATGGAATTTATCCCATATAAAATCTCCCCATTGGAATGGATATATTTCATTTACATCAGAGATAATCTTTTGCAGAGATTCATCTGGTACACCAGTTGACTTTGTATGTTCAGAGATAAAATCTGAATCGAATAATTGTTGTATAGTTATTTGTCGTTCATTTGGTGTAGTTTCTGATTGAGGAACGAGGCTTGGATTTTCGTTTACAGTTTCAATAACATTTAAGTAATCATCACCAATTTTGGTCCAGTAATTAATTGTAATTGCAGTGCCGCTGGGAGGGGCAGTAAGAAATTCTAAATGATCAGTGTATTTACCATTAGTATCCCGCCAGATTATAAATCCTTCTGCGTCTGTATCAAAAACATAGTTGTCACGTCCACCAGACATCCAATCTTCTGGGGAATAGTATTCAATATTTTGAGTTTGTGTTGTATTGTCAATAGATACTGTTATATTTAGTACAGTACCACTATCATTATACTCAAACGGAGTAAGATTAAGATAAAAATGTTTCTGGTCACCTGAGTTATATGTATTTACTCTGAATAATGCAGATAGGCCGTCGATTAAACCTTGCCTACTTGAGTCGCCGTGAGCGCCCATAACAGTAAGAAGGCGTTCTTTAAAATCACGATTAGACTCCATTGGTAGGCGTTTAATACCGAATGGTAATCCCCATGAATCCAGTTCAGTCCAAACAAAATGTTTTTTAGTTGTTACTTTATTACTAGGCATCGGTAGTATCTTTATCTATTCCCCATTTATATCGTTCACGGAAGTAGACAATTTCATTTTCATCGTCTATTGGTACGCGTATTGCATAATCATATTTGAATTGTAGTGTCTGTCTCATTACTCTGCGATTGGTAGTTGGTTCAATTTCGAATGTATCGTTAAATACTGTACCACTATAGTCGCCTGAAATTCTATATGTTCCCCATCCTTCAGAAGTAAACTGACCTGAGTGACTGGCATTGCTTGAGTATACTAGTGTATCTGATGGAACATGTTTAATACTAACATTAGCAAGTGCATCATCAATATCAATTGTAAAGTCAACCACGTCATACCTATGAACTGTTGAGGCCGGCTTAGTTATGGCTAGTACAGAACTAATAGATATTGTATGAGGTGTAGCATAGTCTGATTTTGCAAGACCAGTGTACCCAATAATATGTATGTTTTCATCATCATCAATAGTAAATGAGGTAGCTTCAAATCCAAGAGTTACATCCATAGTTGTGTACTCTTCAAATGTATCTATATCAATAAACACCAGTTGGTAGGCCCGCGTTTCGCCTTGGTTAGTAGGTTGAAAGAATCTACTATACGGTGTAGTTGACGAGGAAGTTTTTCTAAGTAGTAGTATCCAAGACGCCCAACGACGTATTGCAATAGGAACAGAGGTTGGTATTGTTGGATCAAGAAGCTTTGCTTTATTGAATAACGCAGTCTGCACAGTTGGGTGGGTTACTTTAAGGTTAGGTAGATCAGTAGTTGCGTATGACTGACCAATTAAATTGCGCCTAACAAATCCACCAGACTCTGGTGACCGTTCTTCTATATATTGTCCTACCCTATCAAGAGCATAGTGTGGTGTATGGGAAATTTTACCGTCATCATATACATGAATTTCCATACCACTGATTATACTTGCATAGTCAACATAACGAGATACTTTGAAGTTTCTTATATTAAATGTTGATCGATCGCCAGGAAGAAGTGATGTTACATCTACGCCTACTTTATATGTTGGAGTTCCCATATACGTACTATAATCATTACTAATCTTAACTGCAGTCAAGCTGTATGGTCTTGATATTCCATATTCATTTTTGTAATCGACTACAACTTCCATACCTGGACGTAGTTGATCTGGTGTAAATCTTAAATAGAATAGAGTATTATTGGTACCAAGCTCGTCTATATTTACTGGTACCATTTCTTTTACTGAAGTAAGACTGTGAGTAACGTCAGGATCAAGCTGCATATCAATAGCCGGATCCATTACAACCGTGTTGGTTGGTTGTAGAATTATGGATTCAGTGAATTTTGGATTATTTCCTTGTACCCCTACAAGTCCTCTATAGTTTAGTGGTCCAAATGATCTAAGAACAAGGTCAGGAATAAAGTCATACTCTGCTATGAACATCCCACTACCTAGTATGTCTTCATCAAAAACAATAAATCTACCGCTTTCGGTAAATGAGGTAGGAATTTCTTGTGCATTGCCCCAGCTATCTAAGCCTAAAACATTACGAACTACTACTGTATCTTTTAGTGGGAATTTATTTAGTTTATAAAATAGATTTCCGCTGTCTCCTGGTGTAACCCACTCATCAGATGGTTGAGTGGAAAAATCTTGTGTACTTTGTTTTACTTCAGAAGTTGTTATGTTTCCCCATTTAATATTAAAGAATGTAAACGCATCGTCATCATTATATGTATTCTCTTGTAATACTACAATAGATCCGCCACTTTCATAGATGTCATCATCTCCAGAATCTAATCTCATATTCTCAATGTAGTGTACATCGATCGGTGTTCTTGTAATCTCAGGTATTGATCTTGCATCTCCAGTCTCTCCAACAATTCTAGTAGGCACTCCATAGAAGAAATCTTCTAGTTCGTTGGTTACTGTGATTGAAATGTTACCGCTCTCTGAAGAGTAGTCAGCACTTGGATCAGCTACCTGTTGGATTGATATATAAACAGGGTTACGATCTCCCGGGTTGAATGTGCCTGGGAGCATATTATATTTGGTATCATTAATAAATTCTTGTGCTTCGTCTATTAAAATGTTTGGTGGATTTAACAAATTCCATAACGCATTAGACGGAGAACGCTTTAGCCACAATGGTAAATTTTCCATTTGAGCTTTTGTTCTAAATGAACGGTACCGGGTTCTATAGTTCTTTTTACTCATTTACTATGCAGATATCAACTAGGCTTGAATTTGTGTACCATTTTTCTGTTTGTGCTAACATTTGAGTGGTTGGTAAAAAAGTCTGCACATTAAGAAGTTTACGTGTATAGATGTTATATTCTCCAACTTGTATCTTCTGAACAATGGCATTTACAGCAACACCATTAGCAGATAATATGGACTGAAGATTTCTAACAGTGAATGATTCACCGCGTGGAAGATTGTTTACATAATCAACTACTGCTGGTTTAACAGCATTAGTATACTCATCCTCGTTAGAACCAGTGCTTAGTGTTGCTTCAATATATATTTTTAATGCTTTGTAGTCTGGGTATTGTACATACACACGATTTCCATCTGCTTTTACAGAGTCAACAGTAACCTGAACTGCATTTATAAGCCCAGGTGATACAACTGGTGTTGTACTTTCAATAAATACAGCAAGAGTTCCAGAGCCATAGATATAAGGCAGTATAGCTGCGTCTGATACGCCTGAGACGTTACGTGCTGCAGCGATTATAGCTAATTGGTTTGCAGTTGCCCCAACACTGTTAGCATTTCTTACTCGTTGGCGGAGATCACCATCACTTTCAACGTCTTGACCGGATGATATTGGTAGTAAGTTTGTACACTTTATAAATGATGCTACCTTTGCAAGTACAGGATATGCTGATAGATTGTGTTTTGATAATTCACCGGATATAACATTATATGATTCTCCAGTACCCATAGCAGATACAGGTACAAATACTTCAGTGTTATTTCCAGCAAGCTCTACTTCAGATGTAGTTTTATATTGAACTCCTCCGGCTCTTAATATTGTCCCTAGAGGAATAGTTATAACAGTTAAGCTGTACTCTGATGCTAGAGTTGACGCGGTTTTATTTATTATTGGATCAATAAAAAACTTTACATTATTTGTGCTGGTATCCACGGCGGGCTGATTGGTGCCGCGAGAGATTCCAAACATCTTTGCAAAAGCAGATAGTTCATCTCCAACAGCCTTTGTTATGTCGGTAGATTTATGTGCTTGTTCAATAGACCTATATAGGCTACTGATTTCTGGAGATAAAGTATTTGATATAACATTAGCAGGACTGCCCACTTCTGATACATCAGAATAACCTGCAGCATCAAATCGATCTTTTATGCGTTTAAGGATTTCGGTCAGAGTTCGTGTAATAAGTGGCATAATTATTTCCTCGATAGGTACTTATTTGTGTTAGCTGAGGACTTTGAGCCCGGTGACAGCGGCGGTACAGTATCATGTGGAGTTAGTGTTTGATCTGCCCCGATAGCAACAACTTTATTGTTTTTTATATCAAATGCAATTGCTGATTGATATGTAAAATGTTCATTATTTATAGAGATAGAAATGTTTATTGCCTGTTGGTTAATTTTGGTTACAACAACAGATGGTATGTATGGGTATACAATATCATTTGAAATTAGTTGGTTTAATATTGTGCGTTGAATTTCATCACGTAATTCACTTGTATTTACTCTACCAACATATCTAGTTAAACCGGCACCAACACTTGGATCATACCTGTATGTTCCTGGTTCAGTTTGTAGTAGAAACATTATTCTGCGTATAAAATTATCAAATCCGCTAACTTTTATAAGCTTTCTATCAGATGATTTTAGTAGATCACCGTCGGTTGTCCAAACAAGTCCGGTTTGTCCTGTGTTGTACATTATTTTACAAGACTTTTAAGTGTGTTTATTGCGTTCATTATGTTTCCTATCTTTCCAAACATTTCTGCCATCATTGGTAGATTTGGAAGACGCTCCATACCAAATGGGAAGGTTGGGAAGCTTGGCAAGAAATCTGCTAGAAAGTTTTCACTCTGCCACGCACGATCGTTCATTTCAAGGGTTTTAATTGGTTTAGTTGCGTGTATTCCATCCTCGGATAGTTTTATTGCAACGCCCTTTGGTCCTTTTAGTAACGCCTCTCCAGTAAATAGATCAAAACCTAACCCGGATCTATCATCTGCATTTAAAGATCTTCGTCCAGGGTATATAGCATGTTGTTTTGGGCCGCTCGCTGGTTCTGATCCTCCAGTAATTGTAGTTGTACTTGGATCCATTAGGAAATCATCAATAACTACCTTCGGGCGAAGGAATCCTATACCGTCTACTCTGTCTACACTAATCGGTAGACTCTCTGATCCCTTGTGCCTGGTAATATGTCCTGATCTGGGTATCCATTCAACTACGTGAGTATCTGGTCCGGGAGATCTTGTGTCGGGCAATGCAGCGATCCATATGTAATATGATTCTCCAGGAGCATCTCCCTGCACTGCTGCTATGCGGGTCTTGTGGCTATAATAGGATACAGTACTTGAATCATTTGATCCTGTGTAAAATTCTGATGTATTAAATATACTGTTCATGATAATTTAGTTATGCCACTATCTTTTGTTTGGATCATTCAATAAGAATGGAACCAATATTGCGTGCACCTTACCTTGAGGGGCTCCATTTGCATCTTCTATTTGTCCTAACATAACTGAACTAAGGCTTCTATTGAATGAGTCAACTCCTTCTAATCCAGCAAGATACGGTCTGCCGTTGTATATTAATGGGACAAATATAATTGGATTATGTCCTGATATAAGTCCAGCCATTCCTATTGTTTGTGACATATAAACATTAAAGAATGTTGTTACAGCTTTTCCTATAACATAAGCAGAAAATAAACCATTAAGGGGAACTTTTGCTAAGAATTTTCCTATTGATGATATCTGCTTGGATGTTTTAACACCGAATCCTTTTGTACGCTTTGCTACATCTTCGGCGGTTTCTTCTACATCCTTCATTACTTTTGCTTTGAATGCTTCAGCCTTGGCTTCCTTAGCTGCTCCGATTGTTTTATCTGTCCACGATTTAATTTTGTTTCCACCAAACTGAACAGCAGTTCCAAGGAATACATTACCCAATATGCTAGTTGATGTTTTCCACACTGCACGGTTAAAACGAAGTGTTGCTAGCCCGTCTATGTATGCTTGATCAACATAAGATCCCATATTTCTTGAGTACAGTACAAGGTTTGGAACAATTGTAGTAGTTAATCCATTAGCCGGTGAGAATGAGTGTAGTACTTCCTCTACTTCTATTGGTCCAGACATATCATTAACATTATCATACAAATGTATAATATGATATGGGCGAATATTTGTATTTCCAAGTATTGTTAAGTTACCTTGGTACATTGGCCGCATCTGGTTGGCTAAGATTTGTTGTCCTATTTGTATAAACGAAGGCAATGCGTCACGATTTTCATATTCAATAGCACGGTCTGCTTTCTGAAAATCAATATACGTACGCTGATCAATATTATTTTGAACTGATGTATAAGTTCTAAGATAGTTTGGATCCAATTCATAGGACGCAAAAGATCGATATATATTTGTAGCTTTTTCTCCTGGTTTATCTGGGTATAATAATTCTACTGCATTAAACATTCTATCTGATGCGGCCATTATATTATTTGAAATAATATTCGAATGACTGCTTGAAAAATGATGCTCAACAATTGGTTTAAATACACTTCCGGATGCGCCGCCGAGAGCAAGCAGTTTTGATTTAATAAGAGCTTCAACAGTGTTTGCATTACTGGTTGACGTTGGTGTTGTCTGAGATGCTAATCTTGGAACTATAGATAACGATAGATCAGATTTAAGTGCTGCATCAAATTTTGGTTTATAGGTAGCAAGGGCACCACTGATAGTTTGGCGTCCGCCTTTGCCGGCTATAGCTGTTCTACTAAGTTGCTCATGTCCGCTGTCTAGTTCTGCATCAATGATTTTATTTAGTACATCCTTATTTAGAATTGAGTTATCTGTGTGTTTTCTAACAAACTCAATTGCTTTGTTTGCATCTCCGCCACTTAGTAGTTGAGCTATGACAAACCATAAGCGTTCGTACCTATCCCCTGTAGCATCAAGTAAGAATCGTTGTATGCTTTCATTAGTGTGGTAAGTTTCGAGCATTAACTTATGGAGATATAAAAATTCATAACTCTTTAAGACATCAAGGATTCGTGGTCCATCAATGTTAATTGAAATATCTTTAATGTAGGTTGATCTAGCAATTGCACGTTTCATTCCAGCGAGAATAGCTGGTACCTGTGTTTCAAGTATAATTTTTGCTGCTCTTGTGCTTGGATCTTTTTCGTCTAGTACAACATCTTCAAGTCCTTTAAAGAAAGTTTCTGCTTGTGATTTTATTAGCTCATCAAAAGATTCATATGATATCAACGAGTCTTCACATTTATAATTACCTTCTCTTGGTCCTATGTACAGAGTGTTGCGTGGGGCATGTGAGTGGGGATTACTACCCTCATTGTATGGCAGTTCGGTTACAATATAGTCACCTAAATGTAGGCACACTTCATTAAGTACATTCCAGGCAGTATCATTATCAATGACCCAATCAAAATTGTATAGAAGATTGTCTAGCTTAGCGAATTTTATAAATGCATATTTATCTGTACGAAGACCATTAACATATATGTTGTCATATAATGAATTGCCTATATTTAAAAATAGGTTATCTTCTGTTGTTCCTGCTAATAGAGAATCAAGACTTTTACTTATAGATGAGTCGGTAACAAAATCTACACCCATGCCAATTAGCCACCTACTGAGAGGATTTTTAGCATATGCTGCAATGCGTTTTATTTCAGGGCCGGCAAGTACATCTACGCTTTCACCTATTCCACGTTGTTCCCATCTGCCAAAATGTCTTAGTCCACTTAGCTTATCAAGTACATCTAGTATTACTCCACCAAGTGTTGTGATTCCACCTTTTGAAGAATGTACAACTTTTTCTTCAACCGCTATACGCTGATTTAGTTCAGCTCCCCAACTTTGTGCAGTTATTTCTACTACGCTACCGGGGGATACATCAGTTATTGCCCCTTGAAATACAATTGGAAGTTGTCTATAATCACTTCCGTACCCAAGACGCAGTACAATAGAGGTGCCAGGTCTAAGATACATACTAGGTAACTCTAGAGATGATCCATCTTTATATAGAGATGCTATGTCAAGTCCGGTTAACTTATTGGTAACATTAGAAAGTTTTATTATTGCGGTTGAGCTGGCTGCGTGCTTACTAGATACAACGTCAATGGAATGGACTGCATCGTAGCTGTAGAAATCGTCGAACAACATAAGACCATTAGAATTTTCTTCTATAAAGAATAACTTGAATGTTGGAAACGCAAGTCCTAGTCCAAGACTCTGAGAGTTTTCATACTCAGATTTAATCTTTTGTTCTAGCTCAAATCTATTGACATCTGAATCAATATCTGTTATGCCTAAGATATTTGCATGTGTATTGGGGTCTTCCTGAGTCAACAGTGACTCTAGTTCTTTTTTGATCTGTACTATCGTGTTAAGTATTCGTGATTCTTGTCTTCGATCTTCGTCAACTGTACCAGAGTCTGTGGATGATATTGATCCTTGGATAAGTATATTTTCATTAAATCCCGGCTTAAAAAGTTTTCTTGCTGCTAGTGCTAAGTTGGTTTGTTTTATAATTGAGCCGTCTTCTGATATAAAGTTCAGAGATGTATAGGTTTTACCTTCTTTGTCCTTTTTTGTATTTAGATCTATGTCAACAATGGTTTGTTTTATTCCTAAAGCAGATGACAGGGCACCCATAAATATATAATAACGCAAGCATGCTCCAGCTATTATTACTTTAGTCCATAATTTCTTTGTAGAACCATAGCTTTCATTATCTGGGTAGTCTTCTGTATTACCAAATACACTAATCTCATCTGAGAACGCTGCTATGAATGAGTTGCCTTTAAAATAATGATCTATATCTCTAATTGCTTTGAAGTCTAACTCTTCTCCAATCTCATATCCTCGTAGCATTGAAGCATGATAATTAATGAACGTTGTGAAAGTTTTATCAAGTGTTAGATTGCCGTCTTTGTCTGCAATAAAATCTGGTACTTTACCCTCTAGTTGACCAACTATGTTAACAAATCTTTCGTTTAAACTTTCGTTAAGCTCCTCGTACTTCTCTTTAACTATTTGACCCTGTAGAGTAGCTACCTGCAGCGCTATTGAGTGGCGTAGAGAGCTTATTGTATTTGCCATAAGTTTATACTCACTAAAGTCAGCATCAATATATGTATAAAATGCTGGACCAAAAAGCTTATGGTTTATTGCCTTATCCCCTAATGTTAATGCAGGTATTGGAAGGTCTGGATAGGTTGTTCCAACTGTAGCATCTAAGTCTTTATAATGTTTTTCAAGTCTAGTTCTAAAATTGGACAGTATAGTTAGGTCATCAGGTCCGCCATCATTATCTTTTTTACTACGAACTACGCCAGATGGTTTATTTTCTATAATACTATCAATGATCTTTAACGAATCTGAGCGACGTAGTAGTGTACCTAGGTCTTTAACTCTTGCAAGATTTAATACATACCCCTGTATGGTTGTAAATCTTCCATCTTCGTCTCCTAACAATTCAGGCAGTATTAATTCTGCTACGTTATTTTTTAATATATGATCTGGTTCAGTTTTTGCTAGGGCACTAAGACTATTAATTAGCATTTTAATGTACTTTAATACTATTGATTCAAACTGACGCTGGAATGAATTAATTGTTTTTCCTCCAGTACCATCAATATTTATGCTTTCTATGTACTGCAGTAGTGCATTCATATGATCTAAGTAGTCTCTGATTGTATCAATATATACAAACATAAGATGTGAGTTCAGATCCCCGTTGTTTTTGTTTACTATGGTAAATGTGAATGCGTTATATTCTTCTCCTGAAGTTGGAACAACTTTAATTATACTAGAGTCTACAAGGTGGTCATCAGGTATAACATAATTAGAAACCATAAACTCACTGGTTTCTTCCATAAGAACATTGACGGAGGATCTAGGTGGTGGAGGTAATATATGTCCGCTAAAGTATTGTTGTGGAAATTGTGTAAGTAATTTGTCTCTAGCATCAGATTTTATTTGTTCAATTTCTTTCTCTTTAATGGGGAATTTAATATTCTTTAATGGGCAGAAGAATTCCCATACGCCGGCTGAAACTTTTGGTTGTTGTAGTAATCTAAGTGATTCATAATCAGTTAGCTTGTTTGAGTTCTGTAGGAAGTCCATTGTAATGTCAAACCAACCAGGACTTCCAGCAATTGTATCTGTACGTATACTTGATAGAGAGAAATCTTCAAGTCCAATGCTCTGTAAAAAATTATGTTTTATACTTACCTTTGATAGGTCTATCAGATCAGATTCACCAGACGTTACTAATTGATTTATAACATTAGAACTATTTTTAATATCAGTAAGATGCTTAATAAGGTCTTCAGCATTAGTACGGAGGTTTACTGTAACTCTAGCATTAGATCCACCCATGTGCTGATATGTTGGAATCGAATAACCAATGATTGGTAGAGCAGTTACATTGTTTGCATAAGCTAACGATATTCCAGTAACGGTTGTTACAAATACGGAAGTATTTTTAGATGGATGGTGAACCACAGTTGAGCCGTCAGGAGATGAATTAACAAGTCTAAGGGTTGTAGGAGTAATAGATTCTTCAACTTCAGACAGTATAACATTAGATAGTTCATTTAAAAATCTAGATTTTATTGTACCGCCAAGCTCTTCTAATATTTTGACTGACTTTTTTAAACCAAGTAGTTCTTCTTTTGTTGTGTTATTTAATGAAATTAAACTACGAGCCTTTTTAATAGATTCAGATTCTTCTCCTGCTTCAAGTTCCGGAAAAGTAGTAGCATACAATAGTATGTCTAACTGACTTACGTATTTTTCAAACCCAAGTATAAGACTTGTAACTCCTTCTTTACCATCTATGCCTGAAGTATCAAGGAAGTTAATATTAAGATCAAGCTTTGGTCTATTTAGGGAATCCCAATTACCAGACTCAAGTAGGGTTGTTTGTGCGTACTTGAATTCGGTCTTTAAGATTTCAAATAATGAAGTCACTTGTTGGGCTTCATTGAATATATTTAGTAAATTTGAAAACCATTTAGATCGTAGTTCGGTAGTTCTATCACTTGATTCAAAGAACTTTTTCCTGAGACCATCATCCTTTGGGTCTGATAAAACTAAGAACATAAGATTAAGTCTATTCTGCATTTTATTAAACTCATCTAATTGTTTTTCAAATCTATACTGTAGTATATCTAATTCATTTGTACTGTTATATTGTATCTCAAAATCTAGTGTATCGGATTCGTATATAGGCCACTTAGCTTGATCGGCTATTGATGCTGGGTATGATTTAAACTCACTTAATGGGCTGCGGTACATTTTTACAAAGGGCCAACTCTCTGCTGGGTATTTAGTTCTATATATTCCCTGTATGCTTGGTACTTCATGATCAGACATTGTTCCGCCCTGTTCTATGAATGTAGCTTTACCTGCAGTTTTACTGTCTGTGTGGTCGAGATAGTATGTGTTAAATGCTTTTGACGTTCGCCTGGAATGATACTCAGCCTGTTCAATTGCTGCGTCAGTTGTGCATAAGAACTCTAGTCCACCGTTTACATATGGAACTGAGTTAAATAGTGATACTGATATATCAGCCTGAAAACTGCTTGGGTATCCTGATATAGTGTGCAGGCTTACAGCGTCAAGTACAATAGGAATAGGGGTGGAGAAGTATTCTCCATTACTAATTTCATTCTTTCCTTCTGCATCAAACTGTATTCCAAGAAAGCTTTTACTAATTGTTGAGTTTTGAACAGTTGTAAACGGAGCGTTCTTGTACATAGCATACAATGGGCGTAAGAATTTGTTAACTGATTTGACTCCATCAAAAAATAATGTAATATTTACACGAGGTGTGGAAGATTTAGTAGTTATAACCGGGTTACTTGATGTACGTAGTGATGGCAAACTTATAGATTGTGTGTCAGTAGAGAATGATAATGATGATGGAGGAACATGAAATACAAGATCACCTATAACCAGTTTACCTGTATTGTTATCGGTTTTATAATTATCTGTAGTGGTTGGTCTTGGTAAGTTATTGGAGTCGTACTCATCAGTGTAGTTGTTTACCTTAATAGTTGAGGTTGCTTCATTGCCTGAATCTTTGATTGCTTCTTTTGCTTTATCAGAAAGGATCTTATTTAAGTTTGCACCTGAGTTGATAGTGACACCAAACCTATCTTCCCATGATGTGCGCCAGATTATTCCAGTTTCATCTTGCCAGATAACTTTTAATTTATCTATTAAAGACTTAACAGAAAATGATCTAGTTGTGCTCATAAGATCTATTAATATACTTGATGGGGTTCCTTCTCTGCTGCAGTATTCCATTAATGTTAGATTACGTATTTCATGGGATTCTGTTATAAGATGTGATGACGACCCTATAGGGTATGCGCTAGAGTATGTGCCAAGTTCTAATGATGCTATGAATTTATCTGCCATATCCGCTGGAATACTTTGTTCATTTATAGACATTAACCCTAGTGGAAAACTCAAATATAATGATGATAGGCTAGTTAGTGCAGTAGTTCCTTGTGTGCTTAGCACATATAATAAATATGCTATTCGAAGTTGTCTGTTCTCCTCATCAGAAAAATTAAACTTAGGAATAGATGGAAGAGATAGTGCTTCAGTAGATTCCCAAAACGGATGATTTGGGTGTATGTGTTTTGGTTGACAAGAGTTTAACAGTATGTTAATTGACTCGTCTAGGGTAAGTTGTGAGAAATAATTAGCCATTAGATGCTTTTACCTGTTTGGCTAGACTGATTTTATCTGAATAATCAAGATCATCTATTTCTACTTCTACTTCAGTCTTGAATAAATCTTGTAGATATGCCTGAAGATAGGCAATATCTGAGTGCACATCGTGCTCGTACTGTATGTTATTGAGGGTTATATCAATTGATACGTTCATGATATCGCTACCCGTTCTGCGGCTTTAATGGCTTGATTAATATTAAGCTTATTATATGTATCTCTTCTGCGACCGGTATACCTTATTTGTGGCCGTGGTGGTACCGAACTGCGTTGTTTTCTTAGTTGTGGCACAGTTGCGCTTGGTAAACCAGCAGCTCTACGTAGTTTATCAATAAATGGTGCTGGTTCATTTTTAACTTGTGGCTTGCGGGAACGGAACAATCCACTAAGATCCGGGTAATCATATCGTTCTCCTCCTGTTCCTAATGTGTCCCCTATAAGAAGACTATTAGCATTAGGGTCTAGAGCCATGGCACCTAGAGCAACTATACCTGCGGCCTTAAAACTTCTACCCATGGTTTTATATGCTCCACCAAATAAAGATTTCATCTGAGTTTTTAACATTTCTACTGCAGTAGTTCTATTGAACATACTTCCTTCATTTGCTAATTGATTTACAACTGTTGCTATATCATGTCTAGTATTCAATCCAAGATTTCGTGCCCACGGTGCTGTTGCATGGGTAAGTGCGCTGGATAAATTATAATCTCCAGCAACTAAAGTCATCATAAGGGCTGCATCTCCTTGAGATGCTTTACGTATGAATTGCCAGGTAAAATCATTTGTTCCTTGGCTTGAACCAAACTGTCTTACAACGTAGTCTTTTCTCAATACATCTCTAGCTTCCATTCTGTGAATATTAAATTCTTCTTGAGTTAAATCATCTAATGGTTTGCTGTTATTGAGGTTACCTTGATAATATGTTCTAAGGAATGAGAGATCAGAGTTTCCCTTGTCCCATGTAAGTGTATCAATTATTGGAATCATTTCCTTAGCGGACTTACCGCCGTATTGGAACTTTTTCCACGCTCTTAGATACTTAGTAGCTCTAGATCTATTGTCTTGTTCTATGTTAAGTTTCTTTTGAATTGATGTTTCATGTGTAAGTATACCAGACCACCCAGTTACATTTCCAGATAATGAAAATGGTACACCATCTGCAGACTGAATTTTATAGAAGTCATCAATATAGTTTTTAAAACTAGCTACATCTGGCATGAAATCTCTTTTTAGTCCTTTATTATTTGAAAGGAATGATTGTAGAGCAGCAGATCCTTCCTGTGTGTCCACTAAATTACGTACCTGAGTGTATGCAGAATTGTTTTGATCTAGTATTTGTACGGTATAGAATTTGTGTAATGCACCCATTGGACCACTAAGGAGTTTCTGTGTTAAGTAATCATCTACTCTTGTTGCTCTAATTCCTTCATAGTCAACCCCAGTGAATGCTGCATTTAGAGATTCTGGCATTAATTCCTTAAGTGAGCCTGGACTTATGTCGCTTGAGTTGTCTTTGAGAGATAATGCTATATCTTGTAGTGTGTTTTTGTATGATACTACTTTGCCGCCCTCGTTTAGATTAACTAGTTGTTTTAATACTTCACGTGCGTCCTTCATTATAAATCCACCCCACTCCAACGTAAACTCTGCGCCGCCTTTTAAGCCTTTCATTTTATTACGTTGAACCTCTTGTCGTATTAACTGGGCTGTATGTTTATTACTTATAGTTGCAGCTTCTTTTAAATTCTTATCTCCTAGTGATAATAGGTATCCTATATCACCATCGAAATCAGCATACATACTATCTCTGGTAAGTGGGTCAATATAAATGAAGGAATTTATAATTGCACTGCCTTTTTCTGCTTGACCTGTAAGGTGCCATAGTTCATCCGGTACAACGTAGCTGGCAGACACACCGTAGAACCCGTGAATTTGAATTGGATCCCTGTTCATGCCCATTGGGAATGGTTTCTTACCTTGGAGCCATCCTATAGCATCATCAGATAGGTCTCTACCTTGATCTACAATCTCTCCCTGTAAGAATTGTTTAGCAGTTGAGTATGGAATTATTGTTTGATTTATACCAAGTCCTTTAAATAGTATCTCACCTGATGGGGAAAATAATTTATTTGCATCTCTACCGTTTGTATTTTTAAGTAAGTTATAAAAACTTTTACGAACATCGTATTCGATTGATTGTTTCTTGCCGCTAGGAAACGTAAATTCAGTTTTCTTTGTAAAGTCTCCCTCCTTCATACCGAGTTCAGAGTTTAGCATAGCGAAATTTGGAGTAGCTGTTTTATCGGTTACTACATCCATAGACTGATATAATTCAGATAGCTTTGGTATTAGTCCCAGGTGACCAAACAGTTTACCATATGATATTGGCATCCATGAAGTAAACATCTTATGCATAGTTAATGAGTATGATGGGCTGATTATGTTTTGCATAACCTCACTAGATATTGCATTTTGCATTGCGCTTTGTGCAACTTTATAATTCTGTAAAGATTTAACAGCAGCTTCTCTTATGGTAGTATTCATTTCTAGACTATCATCTTCCAACTTGCTGAGTATGGTTTCAACTTCTGTTCCTGCAGCATCTAAGTTTGCTATATGTTGTATGGTTTCCAGTACCCGTCTTTGCATTCCACCACTAACAACTTTTCCTTCCTGCCCGCCAACAGCGTGACCGGGATTAAACAATTCGTTTACACCAACCAAGCGTGGAAGTACTAAGGATCCTACCCTACTCTTGCCGCTGCCTCTAAATTTCTTAGATGTTTCAAGTAGTTGTTCAATCTCAGAACCATACGAGTCTGGGACTTTTTTTAGTTTGTTTATTACATCTCTCTCTATATCAAATGTTAGGCCGTCGAATAAATTAGCTAAACCACCTTGTGGGCTTCCTCTTCTTGAATCTACCTCTTGAGCTATTTTTAATAAACGTGTCATAGCTTTTTCTTGTGTTGACCCTCTACCGCTATATGTGCCAAAATCATGTAGCTTTGCTTCGAACATGGTTGCCTTGTTTGTTGGGTCAGTAAGTACACGTACAGAGTTAGAATCAAGTATAGTAACCTTTCTAGATCTAGCAAGAGATTCTATTTCTGCTCGTCTTACATGTAGATCTTGTCGTGTTGCTAACTGTTCATCTAACTGCTTTGCCCATCCACCTCGTCCTCCTTTAAGGCTTATGTTGAATTCTTTACGGATAAACTCAGCAGAAGAGTCACTGATATCGGTATTCAATGTATCTGCAATCTCTTTTATTGCATCTGAGTTAAGAGTTTGTACAAGAGTATCTGCTAAAACTTTAGGAAGTGCTTTAGTAGAGCTGTAAAGCATTTTAAATCTAGATACACTTAGCCCTCTCATGTGTTCGCCTATTAGAGATTTTGCTGGGGAGTGTATAGATGTTTTAAGTCCGCCCATTTCTAGTTCAAGACTTCTAATCCATTTCTCTGTGCCCCCGGTGAAGTCTGGTGCATCTAGTGCCCTAATTGTGTGTCTTAATACCATGGCATTATATGCACTTGTCTTTGATGGGCCTCTTGGTATGCCAAATCTACTCTCTTGTCTTACAAATGCTGTAGAAAAATCATATGGTGCAGTCTCTGCTACGCGGTGCATTATACCTGCCCGAATAGACTGGAAGGTAGTTATTACCCCAATACCAGCACTAGCTTGTCCAGTTTTACTTGGGTCAAGTTCAAATGTGGATGGATCAAATATCATTCCTCCGTGTATTTTAGTACCATTCATTCCGTCTGTTATTACTTTTTTATGAGCTATGAAATTTCCTAGTTTTAGTCTCATAAGATTCTCTTCTTCTGCGGTGTACCCACCCATCTTAAGTTTTGATTCTAACTTATTAATGTCTTCATCATAAAATCTAATTCCTTCAGACATTGCTAATCCCCATTGTCTGTCAATTTCATTTTGATTACCAATAAATTCTTGAGCTTGTTTAGTAAATTGTTTCCTAGTATGGTCATAATCAACTCCAGCTATTTCAAGCATCTCACGAAGTGGCTTATCCATGGAGTCAGAAGCTTTCTCATATAATGCAGTTTGTCCTTTATCAGTAAGCTGAACAGCAACTGCTTTTCTTCCGCCGCCTATTGTGGAAACTTCTACTAGTCTAGCGGTTGGGTATGCAGGAGAATTACCAGGCAGCTCGTCACCTGTTAGTATATTAGATCCAAGTAAAGGCTTTAATGCTTTTTTCATTGCTGCTTTTTGACTTGGTATGTCTTCGTGTTGTGCGTATACTCTATCAACAACACGGTTAATTTGTACTTCTAACAGTGATCCCAATTCGTCCCTACTGCCACCAAACTTGTATCCTTGTATTGACAGTATATTATTTAATCCTACAGCAGATGATGGTATCTTTGAGTGTAGCATTCCTTTAGTAACCATTGTGTCCCCGCCTATAATTTTTGCTCCTGCTGTAAGTGGAGATGGACTTGCTATTTCAAGATTCATGGTTTGATCTTTTGGATTAAATGTTACATTTACTATGTCACCAGATACTTGTTTTCTATATAATTGGTCATTATTTGAGTGAGGTATCTTTCCATCAAGTGGATTTCTACTTGGATCGATGTTACCAAATATACGTTCTTGTGGGGCTATAGATATTGATTTACCATATAATGCCCCTCGTACTGGATCAGATATTAATTGTCCGGCTTTAGTAAACAATGGTTTACCTTCAAATGGCTTAGTAAATTTAGAACCAAAGCCAAGGTCACGAAGTAGATCAGCAATTGTTGATGCATTTTTAGAGTCTATTTTACCGTACTCTGATAGAGGGCCCAAATAGTCTGCTGATGGTAAATGTATTGTTGTAATTTGTGTTGATGATGTTGCTCCATATTTATGTACTAATATAGATTTAGCAACACTATCTTTAAGATACTGTTTACCTTCATTAACAATCCCTAAGTGGTCAGGTAAGAATAATGTTGGTAGTCTTATCCCGTCTGCTGTTATACTATCTTTCTGCCAAGCAGATGGGACATGAATAAATTCACGAGTAGCAGCAAGTGCTGAATCTGTTTTAGATCCTACTACTGTTGTGTAGGTACTCTGTGTTGTGATTGGTGCCATTGTTGGGGCAGCCTTAGATAATTTATGATAATCATATATTTGTGCAGGATTAATTGTTAATGTTGCTGTGTTATATACTTGAAATTTTGTACGTAGTACATTATTAAGAAAACCACCAGGCAAGTGACGCTCTAGTTGGAACAATCCAGCTCTTGCTAGGGATGCTTGTCTGTGAGTTACACTGAATACGTCAGCTTTGTAATAGTCATCTGCTTTAAGTTGTCCGCTTAGTGGGTCAAACGTGGATAGATCACCTAACTCATATAATGGTTCTCTCATCATGTAGGCAAACTCTGGATTATCGTAAACTTTATGTACATAATCCCATGGCTTTCCGGCTCCGGATTGTTTAGTTCTATACAGCTTGGATGAATATTCCATTCTAACCATGGCTTGATTATGTTCAAGTGTTGGATTTCTATCTAAGTTATCGAGTTCAAATAAATTTAATGCTGTAATTACTGAGTCATACCTAGCATCCAAATGGGCAGTGTAGCTTATAGAGCCGCTGAATCCAGCGTCAATGAAAGTTTGATATGCTTTCCAAGTATTACGTATTATTTTATTATCAGCATTAGACTTAGCACTGTACTCACGTGATTCTTTAAATATATCCATTATGCTTTTTAGTACTTTGCCCTTTTGTGTTTCGAATCCACCTGTCTTCAATTTTGAACCCTCTAGTAGTCTAGAGAATTCATCCTCTGTAACACCTTTATACAGCTGTTCAAATATGGAACTGTTAGCATCAGACGTTTTCATTCCAAGTGTCATGCCTCTCCACCATTTCATAACATCAATATGTCTGCTATTGGGGCTAGTAAGATCAGCATTAAGCAACGGACCGAGACGCTTTTTCCAGTTTCGAGCTTCAACTGGGCTAAGTTCTTTTTCAATAGTATTTATTAGTGCTGGTATATCTGCCTCTGTGTGGTTCTGACCGGCTATAAGTGTAGGTACTCCGTCAATTACAAGTCTCTTTTCTAAAATCTTCAATGCATCAACAAGTGTGGTTTTACTTTTTCTAACCTTATCTAGTATCTCTTCTACAAGTACTTCTCTGCTTTCAGTTTTACCTGTGATGTTACGCATTAAAAATGTACGTACATCTGGTTCTATAGCTTCCCAATTACTTGGTCTTATATAAAGAGTACCGCTACCTGTATTATCCATTGCTTTATGTTTGTTTCCATCAAGGATATCGAATCCGAGTTGCCATATTCTTGTGTCTTCCTGGACTGCTAGTTTTGATCCCTCACTTTTTATCATTCCGCCTGGGCGCATGTATTCAGTATCAAAAGAGAATATACGTACACCGGATAAATGAGTTGCATTTCGCCATGAATTAATTACAGAACTGGCCTCAAAGGCTCTCTTATAGTCTGTTGCATTTGATAGCCCGGCCATAAGCTTTGCACCTGTGTGCCCAATAATATTTTGTTTCATTATATCGCCGCGTGTAATTGTGGCCGGAGACTGTGCTGATATTAAATCGTGTATCTCTCGTAGAACTACTTCGCTGGCTTTTGTACCAGACATGTTTTCATTATAATCATTCAATGCCTTATTAACTAAGAATGGTATTTTTTGATTTAGTGAGGATAGTGGACCTTTCATTCCGGACAAAGTATAGGCCGTTGCGTCTAGTCTAGAATTCATTGGGCCTTTTCCTGGCTCAATAAATGTATACCCAAGCTGTGTAGTAGGAATTGGAATTTCAATTGGACTACCATTTGGTATATCAATCATAATTTTAAAGTACTTAACTGGCATGTTACCAAACGCACGTCCCTCATCAGAAACAAGCCTTGTACTGGCATTTTTAAATACACCATCTTGTCCTGACAGATGTCGTATTTTACTGGCTATTCTTTGATATACATTATTAATTTCATTTCCCTGTGCTTTAGTTGAGTAGTAGTTTCCATATAGAGCGCCTAAATGGTTTACACCCAGTGCTTCTTGGTGTCCTGTTATGGCTCTATCAAGTTGTTTTTGTACTGCATCTTTTGTTCTAGAATCAAGTAGTCCCTCTACTCCTGCGGTTTCTAATTCATGCTTAATTACTGAAGCTGAATTTTTACTAGTCTTTATATTTGGGCGGCCATTTATAAGAAGTGTCTTTCCTGCTTGCAGGCTCATATAGTCAGCTGCAGTTCTTTGTGTACTTCTATTAGGACGTAAGTACATTTCAACTGCCTTTCCAGAACGTATTTGTAATGCTTTAGTATTCATTATCTTTGTATATCGATCAAGAATAACTGGATCTACTATTTCTTCAAGACGTGAAGTGTTATATCGTAGCATATTACGTAGTTCATCTACAGATACTCCCCCACGGTTTAACCTAGTTCCGCCAGGAGCGGCTTCAAACGCCTCGACAAGGGCCATTAAATGCATTCTGTCTTCTGGTCCACGACCGATAAGTTTTGTTGGCATATACAAAGGATTTTGAACGTATCTAAGTTCTGCTGGATCTGATGTCATATACTCTATTGCGCCCAACAGTTTCTTCTGGGCTTTTTTAGCTGCTTCAAGTTTACCTGTTATAACGCTTTGTAGTTCAGATGTTTTCTGTGCTTGCATACGCTCTAGATCATTATGTGCAATACGCCGTGCGTGCTCAGAGGCAGACGGTGACTTAGTTATTGCTGCAGCTGGACTTTCCATTATACGGGTTGCTACGTTTTCTGGTCCAGTTATATCTGCTGATTTAGACGCTATGTTTACTAATACTTTTTGACCTGAGAAACTTCCGTCATCAAGAGCGTTATTCAGAAAGTTCACAACTTGGTCACGGTAGTGTAGTATTGTCCCACTAGAGCTGGCTTTAACTATGCCAAGTATAGTAGGAAGAAGCAACGCGTAGCTGATAAGTATATCACGCGTGTCTTTAACTTTGTTTAGTTGTACGTCGTTATGTTCGTTTAACTCTGGCATTTCTATTGTCACTATTGTAAACGCGCATTATTTCGGATGTTGAATCTCTATTTACTTGTACGCGTAATATAATCTTGTCTTTTATTGATGGTGATCCCCCTATACTAATAGTGGCATCAACAAATCCTGTACGATTTAATACATTTTGTACTTCACCTCTAACTTTGCTAACACTTAAGTCTTTAGTTGGAGTTTCAACATCATTTTCTGCGTTTATATTAATTGGTTGAATATTAATTGGAGAGTTATTTATAGATCGTAATTGGTCTCTCCACCCTATACCAAATTCATGCGCTACTAGTCCCTCATTTTTTATAGTTTCATATTTCCAATCATCTACATTGGTTTGAGGAGAATAGATGGCGTCACCTTTCGGTGGGCTGTAGTGTGTATCGAAATATTCTTCTGATGATGGAGTTGATGGTTTACCGTGTCTCCAAGCTGCTTTTAGCATTTCTGCAAAATCTTCATCAACCATGCGGAGAATTTTATCTCTACTTGGTTCTGGTGTTTCAAGGAACGCAGTAAAGAATGGTCTATCCCAATAAGGAGATGCTGCCATACCTCCACCTATATTTAATGCATCATAATCTAAGGTCTGCTGTATGTCGGTTCCTTTCCATGGGGATCCGAATCCTAGATCGCCGCCAAGATCAAAATCTATTGGTCTATTTGATTCTCTGGAAGTCCTACTCCAATTCTTTCCTCCATCAAATACCCTATGTATGGTAGGTATCTCAGCACCCATATACTTAGATAGGGTGCCTCTTAGCATGCTGCTTTCAGTATCATTAACATTATACTGGTTTGTATTTGATACCCTAGAGTTAGTTGCACTTCGTGTTCTTGCATCTGCTGACCAGCCAACTGCAGTGTTTTGCATTTGTCGTTGGTATTGTGGATCTTTTGTTGCCATCCAAAGATATTGAGCTTGTTCATATTTTATTCGATCGAAGTATTGTTGGATATCTGCCATACGATCAAACTTCTCTGGTATGTATTGGGTATCTGTTGCTGCGCGATAAGCTCCATGGGCCGTCCCATATACTGCACCTATTGCTGCGCCGGCCAGTGCTCCAGGTGCGCCAGCTAACATGAATCCCCCTAATCCAAATGACATTCCTCCCTGTACTGGATCAGTGGTTGACTTAAGCCCACGAGCCCACGGCTCTAATATTGTATCTATTGGTTGTTGCCAATCATAGAATGATGAGCCATATAGAACAGAACGCTCGTATTGTTCTTCTGGTGAATATGCACCAATAAGTTTTGTGTGTATTGGTGAACGCAAGTGAGTGAATTTTTCCCATAAGTTGCCAGCTACGCGAGCAAGTGGCCCATATTCGGCCGCAGCTTTTATAAGTTCGTTCGAATTGTATTGTCTAAGTTCAGCATCTGGATCAATTAATTGGCTCCCTTGAAATCTATACGGATACATATCATGGCGGCGAGTCATATTTCGCTGCCATCGGATAATATTTTCGTAACGCGCTGTCTCTTGATCGTCAAGAATACCTAGATTAGATTGTTCTGCTACAATATCTCCTACCTCTCGGTATTCTTTACTGAACGGATCAGCATTTAATAGTACTTGTAATCTATCTAAGTATGAATAACCGCCCTGTTTATTTCCATAACCCTGATTGGCCCACTCTGATGCGTATGATCTAGCAGTTTCAAGTTCTGACATTGTTGCAGCCCACAGTTTAGGGCTGTATGGGACTTTATACTCACGTGTCTGAGATGGATCTTCTCTATTTATATACAAAACTGATCCAACAGGGGCACCTAGCATTTTCATATAGGAGTTAATTTGAATAAGATGCTTATGCTTAGGCTTAGTTAGTGTCTGAAATCCTTTTGCATTAATTGTTTTTATCTCTAGTGGTAGTTCTTGCCCGTTCTGTTGTTTCATTATACCATCAACATATGAGGAAATTCTCATATATGGATCATATACATGAGCTTCAGCTTTTGATATAACACCCGAACGTGTTAGATTGGCTTGAACCATTCTATGTATTGCAGTTCCAGTATCAAGAATTTCTTCTACATCTTTTGATAGTGGGTCTGATATGCCAATCATATGTAATGATTGTTCGTAGGCTGAGTATCCTAATCTACTTACGCCAGTTGGGAAATCCATTGTTACGTCTGCTACTGATTCAAACCCTGATCCAGGTAGAAGTACCTCTCCTGATGGTATACGTGTATTATGTACAACACATCCAGCAACGCAGAATGTGTCATCAGTGTCTACTTGGTACCCATATACGTCACCATCATAATCAACAATATCGATTGATTGAATTTTAAAATAGATTTCTTTACGTTTGACCCTAATAGGGGACTTAACATGCTCAACTATTCTAGTTGAGTATTGTGTTTCTGGTAACCCGGTTATATTAAACCAAAGTAATTTATTTTGTATTTTGCGTGCATTACTACTATGTATATCAACATGCCAGTTTGGGCATTCAATAGTATTTCCATCTAGTAGTCCTATAACATTATTCTGTAACATTATAGACCACGCTTGATAGGCTATACTATTATTAGGGAAATCAAATTTTAGAACTCTATCCCACTCATCTATTGAAGAAACAAATTGTTCTAAATAGTTAGAGAATATATTTAATGGGGCTGAGAACAGTTGTGGAGGAATACCATATGAATCTATAAGTTGTTGTAACTGCATGAGTGGCCAATTTGGTAGTTTACCGAATACTATTTCAACCACCTCATCAAATAATACAGTACTTGCTTCTGTTGCGCCCATAAGAATATGTTTATGTTTATCTATATATCCATACTTAGTCATCAATGCCATGAGAGTTGAAGTATATGAGTTTACTGGTATTGATAAATGTCCTCCACCCTTACGCGCACTAGGTGTTCCACGAAGTTTAATTACCTGATCTGGTGGTGTTTTTAGAAGAGGATACACAGTATAGTCGCCAACTTGCAGATTTTTAGCCTGTACAAACTCACGAGTTTTGTTAGTGTCTGCATTACAAGTATAAAATGGATGTTCCCCAGTAACAGATAGGATATGATTACTTCCTTCAATCTTAATTCTATATACTTTTTCTTTTACCGGGCGAGCTTTAACTCTGCTTACTGGAAAGTATCTGCCATGGATGGTGCGGATAAGCGTACCTTCTTTAATGCTATCTGCCCGTATAAGCCCAGTTATTGTTTCAACCATTGTTTCTGGCGTTAGACAGTAAGGATCGCCGTACTGGTACTCTTCAGGCATCCAGTTGGGCATTCTGTTACGTAATGGATTGACTTCTTCACGACTGGTTCTAGGACGAGGCACTAATCTACGGAAACCTTCAGTTAGTAATAGTGGATCTCCTAACTGCATGTCCCAGTATCTTCTACTGAATGAGTCCATTGCACTGGCTGCAGAGAATACTGGTTCATCAACGTACGGTTCATCGCCTCCCCATAGGGCTGTTGATGTTGCCCATCCAAGTAGTCCGGGTGGTTCTATTACGCCTTTATATATTTGTTCAGCTAAAACCTGGTGAGTACTGTATGGTGATTGTACTATAGGTGCTCTGCCAGTTGCTGTGCCATAGACAAGATCAGAATTATTATTATCAAATTGTTCTCCATATGCTCCACTATACTTTGGGCCGAAGCCTTCTTCTTGGTTAAAACCAAACCCGCCTGAGAGAGCTTCTATTGCTGCTGCTTCATTTGGAGATGTGTTCGATCCTAGTGGATGTAGGGCTAAGTATGCTTTACCTAATGTGGCAGCTATTGCTGGACCAAGAATAGGTATTTCTTGGAATGGTATATCAGGGACAGGATAAGGTCTATCTTCTCCGTGCTTACGTTCTAGATAATGTGGATCAATTAGATCACCAAAACTGAAGTCAAGAAGTGGTAAGTCCTTAAATAAGAATTGTTCAACCTTAGACCCATATAATACAGGGGAAGCTGCGGCTTGTGATTTTAGTAGATGAAACCAGTTAGGTCTCATCTGTGTTACACGTCCGCCTTCTATAGGTTGATTACCTAGAGGCCATCCTTGTCCGCGTCTTACTTCTTCCCAATCACGTCCACTATATAAATCTCTAAGTTCAGCATGTGATCTAGTAAGATCAGCTACGAAAGGAGCTACTGGCGGGAGGATAGATAAGAAAGATAGAGGGCTTTCTGCTAGTGTGGGTTGAATATAGGAATTCAATATCCCGCCAGTAATCATTCCAGGTATACCGCCGATTGCAAATCCTGCTGCTGCGCCTGGTAAAATCTTTGAACTCTTTGGCATTAATCCTTCCATATATTTCATGGCAGAGGTAACGCCAGTAAAGTCATAAATATGACCAGCAATCATTCTTGCTCTGACTGCTTGATCTGCTAGAGCTACAGTTACTCCCTCATCGAGGGCTGTCCCATCTAGTAGTGGGTTTGCATCTGTCAGGGTGTCAACAGCTTGGTACGCTCCTGCTACTCCACCAGCTAATGCTAACCGTCTTCCCCATAGATTTAATACGCCGGTTTTACTTCCAAATAGTGTTTTATATTGGGCACGATCCCAACCAACACCAATCATATCCATTACTGTGTTGAATGTTTCTGCTCCATAATGGAATATAGATTTACCCCAAGTTGCTGCATCATTGTTGAACCAGAAGTACGGATTGTCTCTAAGACTTTCTTGCATAATACTTGATGCTTCGCTCTCTGTGCGAGGGATATCAAGTGTACGCCATCTGCCTACAGATTTAGAATAATCATCCCACAACTTAGTAAACTGTACTGGTGACCCTTCAGGTTGTTTAACTGAAGTTGTTGACATCTTAGTGAGGAATTTTGTTAAGAACGTTGCCTCATTATGTTGCTTTATAGTTAATTCTTTTGATGAGCTAAATAAGTTTCCTATAACTTGTCTTGGACTACTTGCTCTTCCAGTAAGAACCTCATCAGTGTAGCCTATATTTCGTAGAGTTTCTTCCCATGCTAATCCTTGGACAGCCATATCAACAGCAGTCTTTTCTTTTCTAGTTATTAAACTAGTTTTAGCCATGGCGTTATTATTTAATACGTCATCGATTACTTTGGTTACTGACTCTATTGATTCTTGTATTCCGCTAATGACATCTGCTATATTTCCAGAAGCATCGGCTTGACCTGTTGGGGCACCATAAGTTAGTGTGGATTTACGCTTTAATAGATTGGTTTGAATATGATATTCTGTAAATGCCCTACGAGCAGCAACAGATGGAAGTTCACCAGTTCCGCGATATGTCTGGTCATACTTAATTAGATCTCTAATTGTATCAAGACTTGGGGTATCTTGTCTTAGTGCGGCTCTACGAGTTTGTCCGCCAGCACCACGTTTAGAAAATAGTTTTTCTAGTACATCCATGATTGGTACTATACCGTCTTTAGATGGCTTATCTCTCAATAAGTCATCCATATTATATGTGCCGTGGATACCTTTAACTATTGTTTTGCCGCCTTTATCTTGACCAAGCAGTGGTCCCATTATCTTTTTCCATACATCATCTTTTCCTAGTGTCTGAAAAGCATCGCGCCTTGCTTGCATAAATACATTATCTAATTGTCCGAGCTTTAACGCAGTGTCTGCGTCGTCTATAAAGTTAGCTACACTCTTTATATTTCTTAATCCATAATCATCCTTTAGAATAGCCCATGCTCTGCTATCGCCTTTCCAATGTGCCATACCCATGGCAAATCCAGATTCACGATCTTTAGTTAGAGAGCCTCCACCAATATTAGTTTGCCTAAACAGCCATGATCTAAGTGGTCCTATATCTTTATCAACATCATCAATTTTTGGTCTACCGATGCCTTCCATATACTCCATGACTTTTGCCATCTTTTGACTATCGAATCTACTCATTCCATATAAGTTAGTTGCCCCTACACCGTAAGCGCCCTTAGTTACTGGTCTTGAATACAGAGTATATGTTCTTTTACCGCCATCTTTTATAAATACACCTGGACTCTCAGGAAATATAATAGATTTTTTAGAATAGCCTTCTGGTATTATATCTGTCTTAGACCTTTGTGGTATTACACTTTTGCTGGCTACTATAAACTCTGGCATATTATAACCAACTATGGCTTTTAGTGGGAATAAATCAAGCGCAGGAACACGATCAAATAATGAAAGTTTTTTATGGAGTGAATTTGTTACTCTACCTAATACATCATACCCTCTAGTATTGGTTAGATCAACAATCTTTTTAGATGCAGGATCCCAGAACAAATCCTTAGACATTAATAAATCATCTTTAGTGTGTGTTGGCTTTGTAGCCCTATCTGCGCTTCCCCCTTTAAATAGGGAATCATACTCTCTATTAGTTTTTCTATGTCTTCTGGTTTTACCCTTGCCTGATCTTTTTGGTTTAGTCCTAGCAACGGTGCGTGCATTATCCCATGTATGTAAAATGTCACCATATTGCTTATCCATGCCGGCTTCTTTTAGATGACCTAGACGTAAGTCTTCTAGTCCGCCATACTTAGCTAGTGTTGGCATAAGACTTCTATCTCTACTAAATAGTAGATCAGACATACGTTTTCTAAACTCTGGTCCTAGGCCGCCTGTATGTTTCATTAGGCTAAATACATTTTCATACCCTTTTGCTATTCCTTCATGAGGACTAACAAGTGATGTAAATGTATCTCCAGCTATGTACCTGCTTGTTGACTGAGTTACATTTTGTAAATCTTTAACGTACTGAGCTGCGTACTCATCTTTTTTCTTACTAAACTTTGTTAGGTTACCTTTTGCCCAATTAATGAAGTTCGATGTTCCACCGCCAGAATTAATTAATCTATCTTTATTACTTGGTGTTCTTCTGGTACCCACCATATGTTTGAATGAATCCCAAGATGCTTTAGCTTGAATGAATACATTATCTTGTGTTGTTTTTGATAGAGCTTCACGGGACTTATCTACATTAAGGGTTAAATGGCGAAGAGAATCAGGACGTATTCCTTTTGACATTACGCTGTGGTATGCGTAAGGGATCCCTTTAAACGCACCACGAGCTGCTATATCAAATGCTGCAAATTGTGGTAACCACTTTGCAAAGTTTACTGCATGACCCGGTACATTATACCATGCTGGGTTATTTTCTCCATCGCGTTGATGGGCACTTTGTCCGTGACCACCAGTAACTTGTTCTGCGGCGTAGAATAAAGGAGAGATGGTTGCCATCTCACGTGTATATTTTGCTGCAAAACTTTGATATAATTCAGTTCTATTTTCTTTATTAAGGTGGATGTCTTTACCACCAACTCTTATAGGCCGTCTACCTTTTAGTACTGCAGCTCTATCAAATACATTTGTAGTTTTTCTAAGTTTTGTATAGGCACTTATTAGTGGTGCTTCTTCTGCAGCATACCTAAGTGAACGTAATGCCTGGGAGCCTGGGCCACCAACATCAGCGTAGAAATGACTTAAGCTTCCACCGCTACTGGAGAATTTATCTAGGCTAGACTGTGCCGCTGCTTTTACTGCTGGAGTTTTTGAGTACTTTGCCCAACCTTTTAGAAGACTGGTTTTTCCTCTTCGAAGTACTTGATGTGCAGCAGCTAAACCAATGCCCCACATAGCTAATGTGCCAACTAAGCCGGCAGCTTGTTTAGCTAATCCAGGACTATCAGGATTTTTAAAGTATGCGTCTTTTGGGTTTTCAGCCATTAGGGTTTTAACTTTTTCCGTGCAGCATCAATAGCAGCCAGAAGGGCTGTGGATGTCTTATCAATACTTTGTTGATGCTCATTAACTGTACTTGAGTGTTCTTTATTTATGGAGGCTGTCTTAATGTTAGATTGTTTACCTATTTTAATAATCTGTGTTTTAGTTACAAGCTCAATCAATGCTGTTATTTGTAATAAGCTTTCGGTAGATAAATTAAGTAGATCTACTAGATTCACACTTGGGTATATATTACATATAGACATGCACAGACCGATAGAGAAATTAGTTTCTGCTGCGTTAGCTGCCCACTTTCTTGTTTCTTCAACAACAACAGAGAGTGTTTCTTCGGTGGGATTTGATATACTTAATATATTAGTAGAGAGAATATTTATAGTTCCAGGTAACTGTAAGTCATCTATATTTGGATATAGTAACCCTACTGATACAACAAGAGAATCCCAATCTACACCCTTTGGGTTTTTCTCAATAAGTTCTTGTAAATGGTTATATTCTAATGGGGTTAAACTTCGGTAATAACATGAGCCAGCATTTGGTTCGCTAGGTAGCTCTAACTTGTGTATTACTCCCCAACGTTTTTTCCACGCTAGAATATTTTCTAGTAATTTAGCATCTAACATAAAAGCCTCCGCATTAGATATGTCAATACGAAGGCTTTAAGTTTACTATCACTGTTGATAGTTAATCAGTTGGTATTAAATAGATATTGGTGCAGTAGTTCTTACAAAGCCAGAAAATACTAGCATCTCAGCAGATAGACTAGGTACTATTCCAGCGGCGTAATCGTCCCAATTAACTTCTGCAGGATCTGGCCAAACAAGTAGAGTTCTAACAACTAGACTATCACTATCTGTATCCATTAGTCCTTTATCTAGAAGATCTAGATGTTCTGTTCTGCTCATCTGTCGATAAATCCAATTTTGTGCAGCAAGAGTGACAAGCTCTAGTTTGCCATGTTTAGCTTTCATCTCATCAATGTCAAACTGTGATGGACCTGGTTCACCGTACGGAAAGATTGTCTTTGGATCCTCTGGTGCTTTTGTTTCTTCGTTAGACTTCATTATTTATCTCCTTATGCGAGGTTGTCCTCATTTAGTGAGTCTGGTGTTGGTTCCCATGTTTCACTGATAATCCAATCACCAACATTGGAAAGTAAGAATTGTTCTAATGCTGAATCTTGTATTAATAACCTAGATTCATTCATATCAATTCCAGAGTATAAGTATATTTCTTTTCCATTACTATAGTGTGACGGAGCTCCAAAGCCCGGCGTGGTATAGTTTGCATTTGAAACATTGAACTTTTTAGATACCCATGTTGCTTTATCCCCATCACGTAATTCCAAATAGTGGTATGGGAATATAATTTCAGTAATGGAAATTACATGCAATCCGGG